AGAAATATAAACCTATTTTATCATAAAAAACTTGCAAAAATCATAGTAGTATGAAAATAGAGACTAAATTTAATATTGGTGACAAGCTCAAGTTTACTAAGGATGGAGACCTGTTAGAGGCAGAAGTAATTGCCGTAGAGACTTTAAACAAGTCGGACGTATCGTTTATAGTTTATGTTTTTATGACTAGGAAAGATGGAAGGTTCTTCCGAAGGTATGAATATGAATTGAACGATTTAACTTCATAAAAATCAAAAGATGAATATCAATAAACTAAGAAAAAGGAATTTCAATTATCATCGTAAGCAAAGGCGAAATCGGTATTTAGCAGCTTATAAGGAATTGAAGCATGAGATAGAAAAAGAGTCTAAAAGAGGCAAATTGAGCATTCGTTTTCGTGGCAATTTTAACTATGAATACGCAGTGGCAGCAAGATTGTTTTTTAGTAAGAATAAGGATTTCTATGTCAGAGTGAAATTAGAAGAAACAGAGTGGAATAACGAGTTTACAGTTAAAGAAATATTGATTAGTTGGGATATTAATGATGAGCCAGTGTATGATGAGTCAATAGCTTTTAATATTGATTCAGATGATGAAGAAGATTAACTAAAATACAGAAATGATAAAAGTAAGAATTGTACAAGCAACTATCGGATACTACGAAGTAGAAGTAAAACGAGCATGGTATTTGCCATGGGCTACCGTGTATGATGGGTGCCTGCCTTGGCGTGGTTCTGCAAAGCAAGCGCAAGAACTGAAAGTAAAATTATTATTAAGATATTCATAACTTAATAAAAAATGAATTAAAATGGATATAAAGAACGTAGGACAGCTTAGGAAAGTTATTGAAAATCTTTCTGATGATTACACAATAGAAATGCGTGTTAGGCGAACACTATCTGACGAGGAATTGAGAGGATGCCTATATCCCTATCCTTATGATACAGAGTACTTGACATTAGAATTTGATGGTATAGGCGTGTCAGACAAAGTGCTATGTCTGGGCGTAACATCTAAACAACAAGAATAAAAACGGAAAAGAAATGACTAAAAGTAAAGAATATAAAGCAATTAAGAACTTCATTCATAATGAACTTAACATTACTAAAGAGGATATAGTTAAAGAAATTAAGCCTTATGTTAAGAAAGTAGTTGAACGATTCCTGAATAATACCTATGGAAGTGATAACGACATAGAAGATTGGATTAGACGTATGGTAGAAGATGAAATTAAACGAGTTGATTACGATTTTGTAAGGAGAATGTACAAAGAAGTTCTAAAGGATGCGATAGCAAACAATTTAGAGATAATTGTAAAACCTAAAGAAAATTGACGTAAAACTATAAAGGAATGAAGAAGAAATTAGTAATAGAAAAGTGCTGCAATTGCCCTTTTTATAAAAGGATTGCTGTTAAGAATGAAGCTTTAAAAGCTGTTTGCTTTGGCAGAAATAAAGTGTATTACTTATTGAATGATACCGAATCTTCTATACCAGAAGATTGCCCTTTGGAAACAATAGAAGAAAGTAATTAATGTATAACCATACAAATATGAATTTTAAGGCAGAAACTATAATAGAGTGCAATGCTTGTCATGTAAGTGATGGAGAGTTGTACGAAGGTTGGCGAGTTGGATGCGATGATTTGGTTTTCAGAGTAGGTGTAGAAGAATCCTTAAAAGCCAAAGAGGAAGAAATGATACAGAAAGCTACTGAAGCGTTCCGCCTTTTTGTGGAAGATCATTGTAGCGAATCAGGAAGAAAAGATATTGCGGCAGAATCGGAGCACTATCTGAAGATATTCAATGAATTAATTAATGCTTAATCATAAAAAGTATGAAACAGACATTAGAACAAGCGGCTATAGAAGCTGTAGAAAATCACTATGGAATGGATTACGATGGGAAAACACATGAAATGTATATTCTTAGGGAGGCATTCGAAGCTGGTGCTGAATGGCATAAGAAACAATCCCCGTGGATAAGCGTAGAAGAGCAGTTACCAGAGGAAAATACAGGTGTCTTTTTTACTGTAGAATGGAAAGATTCTCATAAAGGATACTTTACTGGATTGTATTATGGAAATGGTCAATGGGAATCGGATCATCGAATATTCTTGCCAGACTCTCCTTTGGCTCGTATTACTCATTGGATGCCAATACCGAAGTTTAACGAATAATGAGAAATGATGAAGAAAATAGCTATCGCAATATTTGTTATTGCATTTATTGGATGTATTTGGTTTGTAACCTTTTCCAATCAACAAACTTTAAAAGTGAGAGTGAATAAAGTCGATAAAATCGAAAAAGTATCCGGTAGCAAAGAGAGTATTAGCACTCAAATATACTATTTGCTATACACTGATAAAGGAACATTCCGCATCAACATTGATGGCATTTTAGCATATCCTGAATTTGCCGGGAAGTTGGAGAAAGATTCTGTATATGAAATCTCTGTTTGTGGTGTGGATGTTCCTTTTTGGGGAGCGTATAGGAATGTAGTTGATGTTAAATGAGTATCAATGAGTGAAACTTAATAATTAAATACCGCAATGAAGAAGTACCAATTTGAAGAAATAACATTCTGGCTTTCACTCATCGCATGTTTGTTGGCCTATGATGCAAAAATAGAATGGCTTGCCAAAATACTTGCTGTAACAAGCATTATCAATCTTGTATGTGCAATATCAATGGCTTGGATAGATGTGAGACGTCATAAATCTAGTCATAAAGATAAAACATGAAGTGCGATGTATGCAATGGGCATGGCTGGATCGAAAATAAAAGGTATTATCAGTATAGCAGTGCAGAAGCCTATGAACGTGGTATCCAACCGTCGACTAAATGCAAGCGATGTGGTGGTAGTGGTTTCATAATTGGGAACCTAAATGAGGCCCTTAATAAACTGACTGTATCGATTAATGATCGACGTGGGTTGACACTCAGAGAAACAAAAGAATTATTGATTTTTCTTAGAAATACTAATAAATGAATAATCGACAAGTATGCAGTGAATGTAAGCTATTTGCCTATGAAGATTCATTCGGCAATGGATGGTGCGAATTCCATCAAAAGGAGGCTTTCTGTGAGAATGTAGCCTGTGAAGATGGAATAGAGATTATAGAGGGAAGTTCTTCCCTTGATATGGATATCAATAGTAACCTTTAAAACGATATAATCGCAGCATTGCAAGTCTTTTCCTCGGTCCCGACCGTCCAAGTACGTAAGGACTATATTAACCACTTCCGGCAGGCGAAGCCGATAGAAGGAATCTACTTCACCGGTTTCATGCGCGAAGTACTTGAAAAGCGATCCAGACGCAAGTCTGCAAACTATGCAGTAGTCTATGATGCCATTATGAAGCATATCGACCAATTTTCCAAGTTGTACGATTGCGACATTTTCACCAATTCGATTACTGAGGAATTTCTGGATGATTTCATAATTTACTTGGAGAACCAGAATTTAAGACATAATACAATTGTTGGGTATATCTTAAAGATACAGTCTATGGTACGAAAAGCAAGTCAATACAATTATGCAGTCGATTCAACCTATGATGAGATTGATATGCACCTAGAAGAGACGAATGCGGTGTTTCTTTCGATGAATGAGATCACAAGAATTTATTATTATAAGTTTGAGAAGCAGGACAAAAGAAAAGCAAAAGAACGCATAAGAGACTTATTTGTAGTTGGATGTCTTACGGCCTTAAGATACTCTGATTATTCATCCCTTACCAAAGATAATCTTCAGGATGGGTATATTATCAAACGGACGAAGAAAACCAATGTAGACGTAAAAGTGCCGGCTCATGACTATGTGAAAGAAATTTTTGCGAAATACAACGGTAGCATTCCTTGTGGCTTGTGCATTCAGTATTTCAATAAGTACCTGAAAGTAATCATGCGGGAGATAGGGCTGAATGATAAAATTACTTACTCATTTACCAAAGGAGGGAAATTACAAACCGTAACCCGTGAGAAATGGGAGTTGATATCAAGCCATACAGCCAGAAGAAGTGCTGCAACTAATATGTACCTCACCGGCCGGATGAAGACATTTGAAATAATGAAGCTCACCGGGCATAGGTCCGAACAGAACTTCTTCCGATATATACGGTTGACAAGTGAAGATACTGCCCGATCTATTTCGGGGGATATGTTTTTTAGAAAATAAGAGTATAAATAATTTTTAATATAAAATGATTGGAAATATGAAAACATGGTTTGAGTGCAAGATCCGTTACGAAAAAGTGATGGCAAACGGTATGAACAAGAAAGTTACAGAGCCTTATTTGGTGGACGCACTCAGTTTCACGGAGGCTGAGGCTCGGATAATAGAAGAGATGATTCCTTTTATTTCAGGCGAATTTACAGTATCAGACATCAAACGTGCCAACTATAGCGAATTATTCCCCAGCGAAGAAGAGGCTGCCGACCGTTGGTTCAAATGTAAACTGATCTTTATTACTCTGGACGAAAAGAGTGGAGCTGAAAAGAAAACATCCACTCAGGTATTAGTACAAGCTGCCGACCTGCGCGATGCTGTTAAGAAACTGGATGAAGGTATGAAGGGTACGATGGCGGATTACCAGATCGCTTTAGTATCCGAAACGCCCCTTATGGATGTATTCCCATATATTGTTCCGGATGAAGATGGAGCTACAGATAAAACGGGGAAAAATGCCGATTCTCCTGTAATCCGTAGTTTCCTTTGTTCCTTGCCTGATGGGTGTCGCACGTCTTTTAATATAGATGGCAAAAGCATTATCATTGATAAAACTGGTAAGGGAACTGTTGTTAGCCGAGAAGATTCTGACTCTAAACATTAATTGAACATATATGTCGGCAAAGACAGCAAAGGTGCTTAAATTGCAGAAAGAAGACTTGATACAATGCATCAATTGCATTAATTCTTCCGATCCGATAGGCTGGCCGAAGATTGTATGGTGCAGTATATTCAAATCGCACGCTTTTGTAGCGGAATCAAATCGTAAATGTAACTACTACCAAAGAAAATGTTTGATAAAGTAACCATAAAAGCAACGATAGACACTGCGGATATAGACACCGTTGTGTTAAGGAACTACCTGGAGCAATGTACTGAGGGAGATGAGATCTATTATAAATCTACCGCCTACGCCAACTTTGATGGGTGTTTTATTGAGATTCATGGTGGTTCCTTACGTTGTAAATGTTCGATTCATAAGTTATATACCAAAAGTAAAACAGGTAGGCTTGACAATAGCCGTCCACTAACTTTTGCAATAGCCGTAAGAACAATAAAAGAACTATTGCTGAGGCTTTGTGTAAGGCCGGAGAATGCTGTGGTTGTCTATTACGAAGTAGGTCTTACAATGAAGCTCTCCCGTCCTGCTGATGAGTATATACGAATGATGAGGGATGCATCCGGCCGTTTACTTTGGAATGATGCTAATTATTCCGAGTACCGACAGGTAACTACCGAGAAAAGCAAATATTTCCGCAAAATCTTTAAGGCTTATGATAAGACTTTTGAGGCTGCTGAGAAAGGACATAATATTGGTAACAATATATTGCGGATTGAAACAATATACAGGCATCAATCTGTGCCTATGTCTGAGTTTATAAGTAGCCTGTTTCTGTCTAAGACAGGAAGGATATTTTATAGGGACTGGTCGGAAATTAGATTTATTCGCGGATTATCCGCAGTCAAGGGCGTTAAGATCTCGCAGCTTGATAAGGCACGTGAAATAAACTGGATAGGTATAGCCCGATATAAAGAAAAGTACAAGAAGATGTATCTTGATGGTATGCTGACTAAGAAACAGTGGGAGACGATCCGTAATTTTGCTCGTAGTTGGCCTGACGAGAAGTTCAAGTATGTTGAGGATATAAGTCCTCTTGAGACGGAATATAAGGATAAGCTTTTGTCCTATTTCCAGATAGGGAATACTACGCCTTTTAATATAACTTTGTAATGTGTTGATAATCAATGAGTTGTGAAAATGTTAAAAAGCACCATATGGTGCGTTGTTAAAATGCTGATAATCAATAGTGTATAATGAAAGAAGTGCTAATTTTAACAGTTTTCGGCAACTTGTCCTATACTGCCCGAAGGGTAGTCGGGTAACCGACTTAAGGGGCAGATAAAAATAATAATATTAATATCAATAAAAAATAAAAGCTATGCCAACGAAAGAAATGAAATGTGAAGCTGAAGGTAAGATATTATATGAATTTACTCCTGTACGTGGAATAACTAAAGATGGCAAGGATTGGGAAAGGCGAGATTATGTTATGGAAACTTCAGAACGTTACCATAGCAAGATGCGTTTCTCAATGACAAGTTTTGAAGGTCCTGTAGACAGTCCTCTTTCTGTAGGTGATGTTATCAGGCTTCGATTTGTAGTAAAGGCTTTCCAGAAGGAAAATAAATGGTATAACAATGTCAAGGCTTTAAGTATAGAGAGATTATGAATAAAGAGACAAGGATTGATTGCCACGCATTTGCAAAGTGTGGCAATAAGTCTCTTGCACATTGTAGGAGATATAGGGATAAGGATCCGGAATGTAAGGGATGTGCCTTGTTGGTAAGGAGGGTTGCGAATAGGAAGTATGATTCAAATGGACGTGAAATGAAACGATGTATTCGCTGCCATAGATATTACTATTTGGATAAATTTTACGACTTCCGAATAAAGCGTGGAGGGAAGTTGTATAAATATAAGTCTTCAAGATGCCGTATGTGTGTTACACGGATAAATAACGAGAGGTATAAGACTAAAATGATAAAATCCCGCATAAAACTATAATGCTTTGTTCTGTGCTTTTTAAATAGCGGAATAATAGTTATCTTTATAAAGCAAAAATAATAGATTATGTTAAGACCAAAACAAGAAAACTTCTGCAACTATTACGTAGAATGTGGAAATCAATCAGAAGCTTACAGGAGAGCCTATCCGAGCTCATTGAAATGGAAGGATGAAACCGTGTGGAAACGTGCGTCCGAACTTTTAAAAAATGGGGAGGTTTTGGGTAGGGTAACAGAGCTCCAGACTGAGGCTAAAAGGAAATCGGATATAAAAAAGGAAGATGCCATCCGAATACTTTCCAATATTGCCAATCTTAATATAAGGCAAATTGGAGATTCTGTTAGCGGTGAATTTATAATTAAGTCGCTTGATGAAATTCCCGATGAAGCTTTGTCATGTATCCAGTCAATCAAAAGCACTTCTCAAGGGCTTGAAATTAAGTTTTATAGTAAGATTGAAGCACTGGGCCGTCTTAGCCGTATGCTTGGATGGGAAGCGAATACAGGTGATAACAATCTAAATATTCGGGTTATAGTTGGTGATGAGTGAACTGATCTTTTCATATAAGCTTTTTAATCCGCTATTCTGGCATATTCGTGATGCCATGCGTAATCCGGATATTCGCTATATATTCAATAGGGGCGGTTCTTCTTCAGGGAAATCGGTTTCTACTGCACAAGCAGTTGCTTTGTCGGTTTTTTCAGGTGAAGGGTCTGCGCTTGTTATCAGGAAAGTATCTACAAGTTTGAAAAATACTGTCTATGAAGAATTCAAGGTGCAAATCAGGAAACTTTGCCTGGCGAGGTACTTTACCTTTAAGGAAAACACAATTGTATGCTACAATGGGCTTAAAATAGATTTTACCGGTCTGGATGATCCGGAGAAGATAAAGAGTATAACCAATTACAGGTGGGTAGTTATGGAAGAGACTACCGACTTTGAATATGAAGATTTCACGCAAGTCCGTTTCCGCTTGCGTGGTAAACCGGGCCTTCAAATCATCTGTAACTTTAATCCTACTTCTGAAGACTTATGGATCAAAACAAAAATCCTGGATACCTATAAATGGAATACTATGCCTTGCGATATGTTTGGCAAGGCTCGGAATTCAATAACCGGCAAACCGTTGGGGAAAGAGTATAGTACAATTACCTCTAAGCGAAGCAATGTATCACAGAATATATTTAATGAACGCACGGGTAAATATGAAGAATACAAACCTGATACATTAGAACTTCATTCTACATATAGGAATAATTTTTGGGTAGTCGGCTCTCCGGACGGGAAATATGGCTATTATGACAAACAGACCATTGCAAACTATCTTTGGTATAAGGATCATGATTATAACTTCTATAGGGTATATGCCTTGGGAGAGTGGGGAAGCATAAAGACGGGAGGTGAATTCCTGAATTCGTTTGATTCAAATCGCCATATTACGCAAGTTAAGTACAATAATGAATATCCTGTGCATATCTCCATAGACAACAATGTTCTTCCTTATATATCTATGACTTTCTATCAATATGAGGAAGATAGAAAGCAAATCCGTCAATTTCATGAAATATGTGCGGAAGATCCTTTTAATACTGTGACAAAAGCGGCAGAATTGGCGGTAGAATACTTAAAAACCTTATCGTATGATAATGTCCTCTATCTGTATGGCGATGCAAGCACAAAAGCGGGAAATACGATTGATGAAGAGAAAAGGTCTTTTCTGGATAAGTTCATTGAAACCTTGCAAAAGAACTATCAGGTTGAAGAGCGCATTCCGGATAGCAATCCTAGCGTGGCGATGACCGGAGCGTTTGTAAACTACATATTGTCTAATGGTGGAGGCATGTCTTTTGTGGTGGATGATTCTTGCCGAAATTCAATCACGGACTATAATAACGCCAAAAAAGACGTAAATGGCGGTATGCTTAAGACAAAGGTAAAGAATAAGGCTACAGGACAATCATATGAGAAATATGGTCATATCTGTGATACTTTAAGATATGTCATATATCAGATATTCAAGAACGAATACATTGACTTCTCTTTGAGTCGTAAACGTAGTAGTGTAGGAGAGGATGAATTGATTCATTATAAGCCGGATTTCGAATTGCAAGGTGTACGTTTGTGCTACTTGCTTCCTCAAAGTGAAGGAAGGGCGGTTCTGATCCGGTGCGTTATTGGTGAATATATTTATATTAAAGACATTCTATATACCACTATGTTTGATGATGAGGCTTTTATTAAAGGTATAAAAGATCATTCTCCTGAAAAGGTTATAGTTGAATGCAGCAATCAATACAAGCATTTTTTGTCTGACCTGAGAAGTCATAAAATGAATGTCTGGGGAATAAAAGACAATGCGAATGTGGATGAAAGAATAACGGCTTATATAAACTATTCCAAGAAGTGCTGTCGTTTTAATCCTGATTATAACTCTGGACTTGGATATCATGACTTCATAAATGATCTCCTGGACTATCCTTCCAGTCGTAAATCTGCAATGAATGCTTTGTGTGCTTTGGTATCTTACTGTGTAAGATCGAAAATTTTTCCGCACAAAAGTGAACATAAATAGAAATAAACGGGATATTTGTAAATATATAGAAAATAGCTATTGCTTTTGATATATAAAAAAGTTAAGTTTGCATTGATAATTCATTGTCTCCGTGTGAAGCTGCACGGAACTTATATAATACCTTGGTATTTATATGTACGTAAAGACTTAAGCATGGAGAGAATGATTATCTATACGGGTAATCATTCTTTTTTTATGGGAGCAAAAAGCTGGATTATTAATAAAATAAGTAAGAAACAATCTGTGCCGGTTCCGTTAGGAAACGTAAATCGGGTGGAAAAGGACGCAGCGGGAAATTATTGGTATCTCTCTGATCTGTTTGGTAAACGTTTCCGCTGGAAGGCCGATTATGACATGACTAATGACTCGGATAAGGCTGAGGCTTTACTTGCATGTACTCCTTTTTTTACGGTTGTTGACAAGATAGGTACGATGATGTCCCGTGGAGTTCCTTATGTGACGGATGCTCAGGGTAACGAGAAAAGTGAATATTCCGAAATACGTGATTTGTTAAACCAGCCTAATCCGTTACAAACCTTCTCATCTTTTATAAAGCAAGTTGAAATATCACTCAAGGCCTTTGGCTACTGCCCGATATCAGTCGTCCGGGCGGCACGCCGCAGTACACCTAAGGCAATGTGGGTATTGCCGGCTGAATTATTTCATTTGGAAGGGACAGGTAAGTTCTTCCGTCAGCATAAATTAGAAGAGGTGGTTTCCAGGGCATATATTGAATGGGGAGGAATTCAGTCCGAATTCCAGGATTATGAATACTTTATCATATATGATGCGCTTCTCTCTTTTAACAGTAATAGCCTTAATGCAGACATTGAATTTGAGACTGCTACTGATAGCCTTTCGCAACCTGTATCGAATTGGGTTGCTTCCATGAGCGCCAGCCATACATTGTTAGTAAATGGTGGTCCAAAAGGAATATTATGCAATGACTATGAAGACGAAATGGGCAATGTGGCAATGGAACCCGATGAAGAGAAGGAAATCAAGGATAAGTTCAAAGAGAAATTCGGTTTGGTAAATAAAGAATATCCTATTCTTGTTACCCGGAAGAAACTTAAATGGATTCCTCTTGATTATAACTCTTCCCAGTTAAAGCTGTTTGAAGAGGATGAAAGGTGTACAAAGAAAATAGCCAATGCAATCGGTGTTAATCCTTCTCTTTTTGATGATTCGAAATATGACAATCAAGCGGCTGCCATGACTTCCGCTTACCAGGATGTTGTTATTCCGGATTCTCGCAAAATTGCTCAATGCATTACTCGCTCTATCTGTCCGGAGAATATTTTGGTTAAGATAGACTTTACGGATGTTGAATGTCTGCAAGCGAATAAAAAGACTGAGGCGGATGCGATTGTCAAGGTAGCTGATGCACTTGAACGTCTTGAAAGGAGTCAGTATATAACGCATGATGAAGGTCGAATATGGCTTGCTCAATATATGGACATTGATCCGGATAAGCCCAAAGGGAATTTTACTTCATTAGGTACGACATCTGTGTGATAAATTAAGAATGCAACGATTATGAAAGAAATGAAAAGCAAATATAGCGGTAAGATAGGAATGCAATACAAGTATTTTTCTATCAATTCCAAGGAAGCCCAGTATGATTCTGAAAAACGTATCATAACCGGTTATGCAGCTGTGTTTGGAAATAAGGATAAGGCGGGTGATATCCTGGTTAAAGGATGCTTCTCCAAGAGTATTCAGGATAGAGGACCGGAAAGTAATGCAAATGATAAGATTCTCCTTCTGTGGATGCATAATATGGATGAGCCGATTGGTTTCCCTACTCTTCTTAGAGAGGATGAAAAGGGACTTTATTTTGAGGCTTATGTTGATGAAATAGAGCTGGGAGATCGTGCAATAAAACAGCTGGAATCCGGAACACTTAACCAATTCTCAATAGGTTATCAGTATGTATGGGACAATTGCGAATGGGATGAAGAACGGCAGGCTCTTATAGTCAGGGAAGTAAAACTGCATGAATTCTCCGTTGTCTCTTTCGGTTGTAATGCAGAGACGGAATATCTGGGTTTGAAGTCTCAGGAAGATTACGATAAGGCATATAAGCAGCTTAACGATGAGATATCTTCCCTGTGTTCCAACATTGGTTCCGCTAAACAGCAAAAGATACAAAAAATAGTAGCAAAGGCAATGTCACTTGCTTCTTTCAGGCCGGAGCTTGGTCAAGCTGCACCTGAACAAGAAAAAGCCGACAAGTCAATGTTCAATAACTTTAAACTAAAAAAACAAGATTGATTATGAAATTGAATTTACTGGACCTTATCGACACTTCTGGCATGGCAGATGAAGATAAGAAGAAATGGGAGGATGTGGACCAGGCATTAGGAAAAGCTTGCGAGTCATACATCAAAGATGAGATAAAAATTGAAGATTTGCGTGAGTCAATCAAAACCGCCATGCAATCTGTCAATGAGTTCAAAAAGCAAAATGCCGCTGCTGTAGATAAGAAAACTTTTGAGGAAAAGATTTCTGATATTGAAGAAAGTATCCTCAAGATGAAAGCAGCTACAGAAGTATCCGTTAATGGCGAACTTCGTGTAAAGAGTGTGCATGAGCAACTTGAGATGCATTTGAAAGATTTCTTGGTACAGAAAGACGGGACAAAAAAGGTTGATGTTGAGGCTATCAAGAAAGCCGGTGGTTTGAAAGTGGATCTGATTGTGAAAGCTGATCCACAAGTCACCACTACTTCCGGTGGTGGGGTAGTTGCCGGAGGAATTACGATTGATCCTAATATCTCCGTAGCTCCCAGACGTAGAAGCATGTTGAGGGAGTTGTCTAATGTGGCTTCAATTTCAACTCCTCAGGTTATCTATGCCGAGCTGAAGAATGTTACCGGTGATGCCGGTTGGGTTCCGGAAGGTGGACTGAAACCTGCCATCAAAGCGGAACTTGATAACAAGACTATTACAGCCGGAAAGGTTGCTGTTACTTTCAAGATTACCACTGAGGTAATGCAGGATATTCCTCAGCTAGTTGCTGAACTTCAAGCTGAAGGATTGAGTAAAATGGATGCTAAGGAAGAAGACGGTATTTTGAACGGTGATGGTCAAAACGGTAAAATTAAAGGTGTTGCTGCTGATTTCCCGGCATTTGCGTTGACCGGTCTTGAAGTAGAATCCCCTAATATGTATGATGCTATTGTGGCTGCTTATACTCAGATTGTCAGCACAAGTAATATGGTGTATTCTCCCAATGCGGTGCGCATGAATCCGGTAGATTATGCCAATATGCAGCTTACGAAGAACAAAAATGGCGACTACATCCGTCCGTTTAAAGTCGGTGACGAGCTGATTTCCGGTCTTCGTGCTGTACAAGATCCTAACGTGGCAATCGGCTCATTTACAATGGGTGATTTCAGATATCTGTTTATTCGTGATTATGTCGGTCTTACTATCAGCTTTGGTTGGGAAAATGACGATTTTACTCATAACCGTCTGACAGTTGTCATGGAAAAAAGACTTCTCGCATATGTTAAGGCACAGTACAAGACCGCCTTTGTCACGGATACTTATGCGAATGTAATCACAGCAATCACTAAATTAGCATCGTAAGGAGGTATACAATGAAAAGAAATGAAATAGCCAGTAAGCAATCCAAAGAGAGAGTCATTTATATGGACCTTTCTCAGTTATATCCGGTTAAGTTCATCAAAAACTTTGGTGCTTTTAAAACCGGTGATGAGACTTATGTCTCTCTTCCCATTGCGATGAAATGGACTAAGATGGGAGTAGTGGAGAATTCGGCAGAAGTAATGGCTGCTGCTAAGACTTCCGGTTGTGAAGATTTGATGAAGAAAGACAAAAAGGTAGATTAATATGATAATTGACTATACATATTTCACCGGGTTATTGAGTATCGGTCTAAGTCCTGATACTGGTGCTCCTTCCACGACCAGAGATGCCGAACGTGAGAAAATAGAATATTACATTATGGTGTATGAGCGTGAATACCTTCGCAAGATACTCGGTGAAAATATGTGTAGTAAATTCATAGACTATCTTAACTCAGAAGAAGATAATGTCGATAAATGGGAAAAGCTCCTTGCTCTGCTTTCTGAAAAGTATAGTCCTATAGCCTGCTATATTTTCTTCAAGTATATAAAGGAAGGAAATTACAGCGTTACAAGAGTAGGTACTGTAACCTCCGCAGATGATGATGTGGTATCGCCGATGGTTATCCAGATTAGAGCCTGGAATGATATGGTAGATATGAATAAAAGAGTGTATCAATTGCTTCAGGCAGATGAGTATGAAGGAGTCAGGTTTGATCCTTCCATGATTTGCCGGATTAATAGTATGGGGATATGAGGTCGATAAATAAGATATTTGAAGATGTAGTGAAGCGTGTGGCTGAGAAGTACGGGAGCAATGTGTCTTTTCTGTTTGGTGATTGGGCCTATATAAGTTCTCAATTGACAGAATGGGGCAAATCTTCCTCTACCTGCAAGTTTAAATTCCCTATTATCTGCTTGTATTCCCCGTTTACAGAAGATAGGAATGCGCCTAAAAGAACGGTTTCTTTGGAGTTTATCATAATGGTGAATACCCTGAAGGAATATACCAATGAAGACCGTGAAAGAACATCGTTTGAACAGATACTTCGACCTATCTATGATCTCTTCATTGAGGAGATAAAGAAGGACAGATCCATAGATGTTGAGTATAAGGATAATGTTCCTCATCTGTATACGGAAAACTACCGTTATGGGCGTGTTGGAGTGATAGGAGAGGACGGGAAACCCTTTAGCGACTTTATCGATGCTATCGAGATAAAACAAATGAATTTGAAAATTAAAGATATTAAATGTTATGGCAACAGACTTTAGAAAATGTCCGGGACTGGCAATATTCAATACGGGTAATTCCGTTTGCGTACTTGATCCTGGAAAAATAAAAGCTATCATTTTGACCATTCACGGTCATAAGCTTCCGGAGACATATTCTGCCGAGGAGTTTGAAAAAGCCTGTCACGCAGACAGACCGGATCGAATATTCCCGCTAAAGACAATCGTGGAATACGCTCCTTCCGGTGGAGAGGCACAGACTTCCGCATTGGGTTATGGTCCTACCAAAGTAACCAGCTATTCTGCAAAGAATGATGTGTGGACTTTGTCGGATTACGATTTCAGTTTAAAAGCAAATCTGATGGCCGCAAAGAATGTGGCGTTTGACGCTTACTTTGTAGATGAGAATAATATCATTTATGGCATGAACGACGGTACGGGAGAACTTGCCGGCATTCCTCTTTCCGGTGTGTATCCGGGAGGGCAGGATTGGGATTCATCCGGTACGGAAGCTAACCTGACGGTTGCAACCATGTTCAAGGACTATGAAAAGTACATTAAGAATGCGAATATTAAAGCCTGTGACTTTGATGTAGTTGAGGCTTTGAAAGGCTTGGTATATGTTGAGATGGTAAAGGCTGATGGTGAGAATAAGTATAAACTTAGAGAACACTATGGCAATCTTGACGTAACCGAATACTATGGTAGCCTTATAGCTGATAAGGCGGCAACTGTTCTCCCGGGCGCAACCGGTGTTTCCTATGAAGATGGAATAATTACAGCTACAGGTACGGTTAAGCTTGTCAAACCCTCAATTCTGCAAGCCAACGGTATTACCGGTATAGAAGCCTGGCCATGAAAGTAGAGAATGTGACTTTCAATGATGATCTTGTGAAGAAAATGAAGAAGAGGGAATTCATCGAAATGCACAAGAATCTGTTTTTTCTTGACAGGCCGTTAGAAGATAGGGAGAAAATGCTTGCTGAGATATACGACGACATAAAAGGTGTCAAGTTTGAACTGTAATTTTTAGATTTTGAGTACTTGAGGGGGAAGCTGTGAGGTTTCCCCTGATTATTTTAAATGCCATGGCAACATTTCTTGAGGCATATGACAATTATATGGAATTCTCCAAAGGACTTGTTCCTATGTTGGAGAAGCTTTTGCATGAAAATAAGAACATGTTTGAAGCGTATATAAGAGAACAGTTGAATGCCGGTATTAACGGCAATGACAAGCCATTACGTCCTACCTATCTTAATGATCCCTACTTTAATACAAAGGAAGCTGGCAGTTTTTATAAAAATGCGCGAAGATACATGAAATGGAAGGAGGAGATAAGACCGCCATATGATGTTACATGGTTTGGATTACGTAGATCTCCTGAAACACCTAACTTAATAATCAGAGGAGATTTTCACGACTCTATTACCGCAGTACCTATTGATAAGGGATTAAGGATAGAGAGTAGGGGAGTGAGCTTTAGCAATGACATTGAGCAAAAGTACGGGCAAGCCATATACAGGTTTAGTTCTTATGCCAGAAGACATTTTATGGAGAATTTTATAAAAAAGGGACTGGAGGATTACTTTAGAAAGTTTGGTCTATGAGTTGTGGCTGTGAGAATCGTAAGAGGATGGAGGATATTTCCCGCATGCGTTCACTTGCTAAGGTGGCTGCTAAAATGGAAGGACGCATTTATATACTATATGAGAAAGATGGTGCATTCAACTTTGTGCCAAGGGGAGAGAAATATAACGGAGTCTTTGTCGAATATATATGGTATTTTTAGATAGTATAGAAAAATAGAACAATAAATTGTGGATTGGTCAGAAAAAACACGGGGTAGATAATTTTTAAATAAGAAAAATAGAACAAATTGCATTGTTCCGGAATTACTATAAATATCAACTTTCCAATTTTGTGTTATATAACACATCAAAATAATCTTCATAATACTTGCATGCTATCAAATATGATAGTATATTTGCATGTCAAATCATTAGAACCGGCGGCAACGGATAAGCGGCGATAGATTATGAAAACTTTAATCGAAATTACAAACAACATGGGAACAAAAGAAATTGTTAATCTTGATCAGTTAAGAGAAATGATTTGCGAAAGACGCTATAATAAGCTGTCAGGAGCAGGCCTTGCGAAACAAGCAAGAAGAGAAGTTACCGTGTTTACTACTGAAAAGACTAATCAACCTGCAACTTCTTACAGATCTTTTGAGATAAGAAAGATGAATGCAAAACAAGCCATTGATTTGTTTAATGCTGGAGGTTCACAAGTAGCAAAGATGATAGAAAAGAACTAATTTAACGCTGTGCTATCGGCATGACGGGCATAAAAATGGTAAAATTACGAAAACTCTCCTTACCAGATTTCGCTTTTATTGATGGATCAGAGCACGAAAAGGATAATATCCTTGATGGACAAATAGTAATATTACATATTCCTTCTGCAAGTATAATAGAGATATTTGACAAAGAAGTCCCTTTCCTTACTGAAGGAGTTTTGGCATATAATTTTTCTTATGTTGACCAATACGGCATAAAAGAACCAATGATAGCCGCGTTGTATTACTGTGCCACTCTTGACAAGGATGCGGATCGTGAAATGATTATCAATGAGATTATGAAACCTGCCGCCCAGTGGTATTGTAATTATTGCACATGGGAGGATAAAAACGTAGCAAAAACATTATGAATGACAGAGAACGAATCGGTAAGCGTATAGCTGAAATCCGAAAGTCCAAAGGTCTATCGCAGGCCAAGCTTGCAGAGCTGACAGATATTGCACCTGGCAATATAGCCAGAATTGAAACAGGAAGATATAGTACCGGCATCGATCTACTGAGTAAGATAGCTGATGCATTAGGCTACAAGTTGGATTTTATAGAAAAATAAAAAGATAAAAGCTATGGCAAATTATAATTATGATGAAGAAAGCGTGAAAGCCATTATAAAATGGGCTGAAACCGCACAATTACCCAAAGAGGTTATACTAAGTGAAGCTGAACGTATCACCGATCCTAAGATTTATGTACAAACCAATATCTATGATATTAAAGAGCATTATCCGGACCCATTTTTCAATCCGGCTATTGATCGGTTGTATCGGTTAAAGGAATTTGTGGAAGGGGCTTAGAAATATCAATTTTTAATATTTAAAAAGCCCGATGTTTATTTCGGGCTTTCTCAAAACACCTTCCATTAACAGGAAGGATTCGGTACAGGTTGTTGTCAAACAAAAAGCTTTGAAGTATTCAAAACTGAACTGCACATAATTCTTTTGCTAAAATATGAATTTCTTGTTCTATTTTCTTTTTCTGATCTTTAGATGCTAATGTTATTCCTTGTTTATAACGTCTCATTAGTGAAGGGTTAATGCCTATTCTTTTGGCAAGTTCACTAATATTAAAGAAATTATAAGTTTTGAAGAACCCGGAAATGTCGTATTGATAATCAAATGAGATATCTCCTTTGTTCAATGCGTTAATGATATTTTCATTTTCGCTTTCATCAATAAACATTTCTAAATTTTCTTGTAAGTTCTCTTTGGCTTCCGTTTCGGTCAAGCCATATCCATACAAGGAGATTTCTTCTAAGTCCGGACAATATATTCCGTATCCACCATCAGAAGCCTTTTCAATAATAGCCTTAATAACCTTTGTAGCCATAATAATCCTTTTTATTTTTAGTTTAAATCATATCAAAAAAAATGAGAAATGTACATATACAGACAGGAAAATCCCTTCAAACAAGTAGAACTGCCTGAATTAGATCTGAATATGTACATTTCTCATTTCTTTTTCCTGTCTGCATTGCTTATTTGTATCAAAAAAGAAAGCGGGTATTATTTCAACCCCGCATTCTTTAAAATCTGATTTAAAGTACCTTTCGGAACTTCTTTACTAGGGTGTCTACCTACTGGAATGAAATTAGAATAATCAGGATGAACATATTTACTATGTTTCTTTCCTTCTACCTTTTTCCACCCATTGTTTTCCAGTAGCTGATACAGTTCAGAAAACTTCATAAGCAATTAATGTAAAAAAATCAATGACCTCTTGTTTGACAGTGCAAAAGTAACACATCTGTTACTTATATCCAAATTTATGAGTAACAAATATGTTACTTTGTCGGATATTTAACATTTGAACATGAAACAGCCCCAAGCCTAAGCCCGGGGCTGTCTTAATAATCATGTGAAGGATGTTGTCACCACCTTCCCGCCAGCCGTATTGCTGGCGGGACGTATTGTAGCTGCGAGTCGTTGGGCCGGAGCCTTAACGTGCTGTACAATGCTTATCGTTTATGTGGTATCTTTTTATATTTGTTTTTAGTAACTATTTTCATGTACGGGTTTTGTCCGGTATCATTCCCTGTGCCTTCAGAGTTTTCTGCTTCCTTTCGGCTGCAAACTATTTTTTCCAGTCTCTTCACTTTTTCGAAGAGTACTCCGCACGCTTCTGAATTCAGAAGCAGTTGTTCCATGATCATTTCAGAATCTACTGTAATTTTACCTTTTCTGTAAATTTCCATAATTGTTCGTTTTTTATTGTTCGTAATATTAGTTATAGAAGAAAGGTTCTCCTTTCTTTCTGAACATCCTGTAACCTGCGTACAGGCATGCTAAAGACAATGCGATTTCAATCATAATTTAATCTTTGATGTGCAGTCTGCATCCCGTCTTCTCTTGTACCCGAAAGAGGAAGCTTGCGGCCTCGTCACTGTCTACTATTAGCTTGACCGCCGACAATCCTTCTGTCTTCGGCTTTAGGAGCACAAGGGTGCATGGTTGATTGTAATAGGTCCAATAAAACATAAGATCAGCCAGATACATGTTATCAATCTGGACTATATACTTTATAGGTGGACGTTCCATGACAATGTAATTTATATGAATACACTTGGTTGTAGGTCTCGAATGGGTATAAAGGGGGCTGTACGGCTTTTTCCGTACTACAATATACCATCTGATTCTTAGCTTTAGAAGCTGAGTGAGAATTGTTTGTCCCCTTTAAGCTTTCGGAACATCTTAATGAAGTACTGTTGTCCCTTTGGAGTGATAACGGCACTTCGGTTGATGGTGATTCCGCTTATGGTATGGGAGGGAATTTCCGCCACTCTCATAATCCCTTCCGATATGGACTTTTGGGTAGGAAGGTTATACCTTATACCTCTTTTTAATAGATAACCCTTTTGCCGGAGTGCACCATAAAGTGCATTACGTCCTTTCCGGAAGATTTTGTTCTGGTTAAGTATGTTCGCCATCTCTCCAACGGTAATGCAATTTTTGGATTGCATGATGCTGTCTGCGAATTCCGCCTTTTCCCGGTAACTGTTATTCTCTAATACTAGCAGATGGTTCTCTTCCTTCAGGTTTTCTATCTGCCTGGCTTGATTTGCGGCAAGGAGTAGAGCATCGCTGTAGGTTTGAGGGATGGAAAAGCTATGATTGATTGCATGGTGGAAAACTTGGCGGTATACCTCAAATACTGGACGCACTTTGCGGGCGATGAAGAATTCCATGCAGGAAACGGTTAGTCGGTAGTCTATTCGATTGTGGCCTCCCCGTTTTTGTTTTTGCTGCGGATTTTGCCGTAAAACTTGATAATCAACGTTTTCGATAAAACCATGTTGCAACGCGTCGGTTGCGTCTGCCTTTCTGCCATACACTAGCATCCACACCTCATCAAGATTGATTGGAAATTCATTGTCTGATTTGGATAGCTCTAATACTTTGTTGAAATAGCGTTTGATATCGCTTTCACTACTTTGTTTAGAAAGAATGATTCCCGTTTCGTGGGATAACGTCACAATCGGATTACTGTTATTCATCTGATTTTGATTGTAGGAATTATTGTTAAGCATAAACAACAAAAAGAGGTATTACCACCTTTCCCGCTGCTTAACACATTCCTACAAATGCTGTGGTTCCATTACAGTTCCACACGGGGGTATAGTAATACCTCAATATTTTTAATACAAGCATAAAAAAATGCTTGCAATAATGCAAGCTTGACTTGCATTTGTAGGTTAATAAATATGTTAAGCACTGCAAATATACAAATATTTGTTGAATTAGCAATAAGCTTCGCAAAATAATTTAGATTTAAGAAGTAATTATATTCTTATCAGATTTGCTCTTTCTTCGCTTCTATACAATAATGAAAACAGCGAAGGAGGTACGAGGAGAGTACGAAGGAATTGTGTACTAAATATAGTGGATTTACATATGTAATCAAATACAAATTGCAATTTCAAACATAACAAAGTCATATTATTTAAAACCTACAGATCGGTCAGTCTAAAGATTTTATAGATGATATCAAAGAAAAACGAAAATAAATTTGTTTTTCTGTGTGTTAACTTGTTAATTTGTGATTAATATTAACGGTAAAACACATAAATTATGAAACAATTTTTATATTTGATTTTGTTTGCCTTGTCTTTATTGGGATGCTCAGACAAGGAGGATTCTTATTTTGTATCAGTTGATAAAACTAGTTTAGTAATAGAATCTGAGGGAGGGAGGCAAATAGTGCAAGTAAAATCTAATTGCGAATGGTCTGTAGAATGTGCGGAAGACTGGGTAAATTTGATAAAAGGTTCAGACTATGTAGAATTATCATTTGATTCCAATGAGACATTCTCGGAAAGAAATTCGAGTATTTTTGTTTCTGGAGGGGATATTACTAATACTATCACTATTACGCAAAAACAGAATTTCGGTTTTGTTGCAGATCAGACAGATATAGCAGTTAATGGGTATGGAGGAGAGGTGAAAATTTCTCTAAAAACAAATATAGAAAATGTTCAGATTGAGACTTCAGAATGGATTAAGGTCTTGGATTCTGAAAATACAAGGAGTTTATCGGAAAAATATTTCAAGTTCTTTGTAGATGCAAATGGTACAAAGGAGGAAAGAAAGGGTGAAATAGCATTCTTAGGGGAAGGGGTGGATATAGTATATAGTATTAATCAAGATGTGATTAATCCAGATAAAGTTTACGCATTGCCGTGGCCAGAAATGGTCACTGAATTTGGACGAATAGAGGTACCGCTAGCTTATAGTCCAGAAAGTGCAAGTTTAAAAAATATATCTTTTAAATCATCGAACGAGTCCGTGTGCGATGTATGGATAGAAGAAGGGATGCTTGTGTTAGATGTGCACCAAAGCGGAGAAACAAATATATCATGTTTTATTTTAGAAGATAAAATATGGTCACTTAAACTGATTAGCAAAGATGTGATTAACCCATCTCGAATAGAAGCCTTACCATGGCCGGAAGCTATTGCGTTAGGAAAAATAGAAATACCTCTTACCATATACCCTGATAATGCTAGCTTGAAGAACGTATCTTTTAAGTCGTCCAATGAGTCTATATGTAAGGCGTCGCTACAAGGAGAAAACCTTATATTAGAAGCTCTGAATAACGGAGATGTTAATATATCCTGTTTGGTGTTAGGGGATGAAATATGGTCTCTCAAGACAAAGTGTTATAATGATGGCGGTATTCAGATTTGGATTGATGATGACAATAGAGGAACTTTAATAGGAAATGACATTATGATTAAATCAAATCTTCCTCTATCTTTATTTGACTTTTCGATAGAGACACCAGGATTGATTAGTGCAAATGGTAATAAAATGTTGGCAATAAATGTAGGAGAGGGCAAAATTATAGCAACAGAAAGGAAAACACAAACTCAATTTGAGTTATTTCCTAAAATAGCTGATGTAATAATGTATAATGAGGTATATCGACAGAATTGGGCTTATGAGGGATTTTTTAGAATTACTTCCAATAATAGGATATATATATATCATATTACTTTGATAGATCATAATTCTAATAATGTGTTTACTGTGTATGGAGACCAAGTTCAAGGTAATAATACAACCAATGTTTGTTGGAATTATTCGTATTCTCCTAATTCTGGACTTTTTAAAGAAGACCTTGAAAAACATAGTTTTGCTTGTAAATATGCCTTTTTTAGGGAAGATGGAACTTTTGAAGATCGCTTTGTTACTGTGCCATTTAAATCCGAATAACCTTAAATGTTCTTTTTGCCCCACCTTCTAGGCCTAGGTTTTTCTTTGTCTTAAAACGCTTTTGATGAATGGGGAGAATTACTTGTTATCAAGGGTATGGCGGAGGATAAAGTGATTATTAGAATTAATCAGAGGATTAAGATATAGAAAGCTGTGTAGGTCGCAACCCCCTGCATGGCTTTTGCCTTTTTATCTCCGCATGAAGAAATGCGGTACGTCCTCGAACGAAAAGACTTTATTATGAAAACGAACCAAATCATGATTCGTCCGATGGGTGAGTTTAAGGTGACTCAAAGGACAAAAGACGCATTTTTCAATGCAACAGATTTACTAAAACAGTGGAATCAATTAAAAGGTATGAAGAAAGAAGTTAATGACTACTTCGATTTATCTTCTACTAAAGAGTTCATTTACACTATAATGGAAAGGGAAAATTATGATACGGGTAATTACCCCTATCATAAATCAAGGGCAAATAAAGGTGATAATGCGGGCACATGGATGCATCCACTGCTTTTTATTGATTTTGCAATGTGGATAAATCCCTCATTCAAATATGATGTTCTCAAATTTGTATATGATGAAATGATAAAATTCCGCAATCTTGCCGGTGATGCTTATCCTGCTATGTGTCGTTCCGTTTGTACAATACTCCCTGGGGATATATTTCAAAGAAAAATTAAGGATTTGGCAAAATCACTCAATATCATAGTCTATGGCAAACATGAATCAGAAATGCGTAATAAGATTGGTGATGAGGCTAAAATTCGTGAACTGTATGAGTTGGAATTGCAAATAGCCCAATGGATAGATTTGGGTTTCATAAAAGACTATAACAGCCTTAAATCCACGTTGACTAAATTGTATTACCGAAAATATCCTAACGTTCTTCCTATCTAAAATATACGTTTATTGGGTAATTGATATAAATAATATTCCCCTTCAGCGATCTTCCTTCGCTCTAGGGGATTTGTTTTGCCAACAAGTGATTGAAATTGATGCCTAATTTCTGATCCAAATATTATTCCTATTATTGATCCTGTTCTAGTTTCTATTATTGAACCTAATCTTTATTCTATTTGTTTTTTAATTGATATTAATAATGTTAGATTAGTTGTTCTTTCATAGATAATTGACTATATTTGCATATTAAAAGACAATATACCTTTGGTATAACAAAGGTATATGATAAGAGGAAAGTTTAAGTGTGCAATAGATAAAGAACAAAATTCTACTTAATAATTTTATTCATAGTGAATAATTGTGTTTCTTTGTATATGTCATAGTAAACTTTGAAGAAATGAAATAAAGATACTCAATAAATTTTTAGATATATGAGCTTTATTGAAATCATAGGGGTTGTTATTTCCTCCATTGCGGCAATTCTTGGTGGAGTATGGTTTATAGTACAAAGAGCCTTTAGGTCTGGGGTTAACAACCATAGATTAGAAGAGGTTGAGAGAAAGGTTTGCAATGCTCAATGTGATATTCATCAAAGAGATATTACTCAATTGGGTATAGACTTAAAGGATATTAAGAATGATGTGATTGCTATTAAATCTATTTTGGTGATAAAACATAAAAATGCATCAGATATTTTTTCAATGAAGAATAGTCCAAGAGTTTTAAATAATAATGGATTACGTTTATTTGCTGAAATAGAGGGCAATAACTTTTTATTAGCAAATAAGGACTTCTTTTTTCAGAAGATGGATGAATTTAGGCCTAAGACAGCTTTAGATGTAGAAAATGCTGCCAATATTGCATGTACTGCAAATACAGATAATGAAATATTTAATACCATTAAGAACTTTGTCTATAATTCTCCTTCAATAATAATAACAGATAAAGAAGGAAATGAAAAAACTTATGAAGTAAATCTGGCTGATATTTGTTTTATATTAAGTATTCCATTAAGAGATATGTACTTAAAGGAACATCCTGAAATAATGGCAGATATGTAATTTAAAAGAAAGGAGATAATAAGGATGACAAGCTTTGATAAACAGAGAATTATAGAAGTGGTGCTTTATATCCTCAATAAAACAGGGGGTATAGATTATTATCATCTATTTAAAATATTGTACTTTGCCAACCAGCGTAGTTTAGTAGAATGGGGGCAATTAATGATAACGGATAAATTCTGTGCTCTTCCTCATGGTCCTGTTCCTACAGAATTGTATAATACAATTAAAGGACAGCAAAGTGTTCTTCCTGATATGAAAAAAGATATTCATGTTGTGGACTACTATTTATTACCAAAACGTGAGTCTGATGCAGATTATTTATCTAAATATGATATTGAAGTTTTAGATGAATGTATTTCTAAATATGGAAAGATGAATTTTGCGGAATTGGAAAAAACTTCTCATACAAATTGTTGGGAAAAGGCGAGGAGGCAGAAGGGGCCGCATGTCATTGATCCAGGAGAAATAGCTCGTGATGGAGGCGCAAGTGATGGATTAATTAAATATATCAATGAATCGATAGAATTTAATGAAGCCTTCGGAAATTAAGATAGGAGATGTATTCCGCATTACGATGAATAAAGCTAATGGTGTAACGCCAAAGCCGGGTGATGCCAATCGTGACAAATATTTTGTTGTTCTTGGATTTGATAATAAAGGTAATGCTTATGGTGGTGTTATATTTAATTCTTATATTAATATGAAATTGCCACCCTTAGTTCAAGCGATGCAGCATCCTGTAAAGGGAAAGGATTATGATTTTCTTTCATATGATAGCTATATAGATTGTTCTTCGATTAAGACTGTGAAGAAAATAAAACTTTTAAAAAGTTCATATTTAGGTTCCTTGGCTGAAGAAGATGTGTCAACTGTATGTGATAAAATTAAAAATAATTCCCGAATAAGTAAGTTTGAACTCAGAAGATTTGGATTATTATCTTGAAATAAATATAAGAATTTAAAGATATAGATACTTTATCACTATTTCTATCGCATTGGTAATTGAGATTAGCGGGGCAAACACCCCGCTTTTTTTATCTCCTTTTCTTGATTATCCCTCCTAAATCTAATTATGTACACTTTTGTACGGAAAAAATTTCCTTCTCCTCTAAATTTTATTATTAATATGTACTTTTTTGTAACCTGGGTATATTTATATTTGCGCCAGCGGGTGATGTCGCACGCTACTTAAACAATGGACGTATGGCTCAGGACTTAAAAATAACAGATTTTATTAGCGAAAAAGCTTTTGATCAAGTTGATAGATTTACAAAAGATATTATGTTAGCAAAAGCCGAATACGCTGCTTTTGCTGAAAAACTAGCTCAACAGGTAACAATAAAGGTTACTGGTTATGTCGAACTAAAGGAAAAGGCTAAAGGCGGTAATACAATCCTTAAAGAACTCTATGAGACTGAAACAAAAATCGCTAAGCTCCAAAAGGAACTCAATGCGATTTTAGTAGAATCAGGAAAAAGTTTACAGAAGCTATCTAATGCTAGCAATGTGGTGTCTATGTTTAATAAGCTAACAGAAAGTCTTGATAGAGCATCTTCTGCCTTAGAAAAAATAACTCAGACATCGTCTTCTGCCTCTCAGTCACAACAGCAGGCTGCGCAAGCAACTCAAAGTGCATCTGCGGCAATTGGAGAAGCTGCAAAGAATGTTGGAATTGCAGGAGGAGAGTATGATAGAATATTATCGAGTGTAAAAAGCTGCAATGCTGAAGTACAAAAGCTCAATAATACGCTGATTTCAAATACCAGGGATTTGTCTGGTATAAGACAGGAACTAAGGAACCTGGATAGAGACTATAACAATGGTATTGTAACCGAACAAAAATATATTGATCAGAAAACAAAGCTTCTTCAAACAGAAAGAGAATTATCAGCTCAGAACCAGGCATATTCGAACCGGTTAAAGAATCATGCAATGGTTGCAATATCTCTAACCGGTAGCTACAATGAGATGAATGCGTCTCTCCTGGTCTTGGAGAAAAGATTTAAGGATCTATCTGAAACTGATCGTAATAGTGAGTTTGGTGTAAACTTACTTAAGGATATAGACAAGCTCAAAAACCAATTAAAGTCCATTGATGCCCAAATGGGAAACTACCAACGAAATGTTGGTAACTATGCTTCTCATTGGAATGGATTACAGGTATCAGTACAACAGATAGGAAGAGAATTGCCATCTTTAGCTATTGGCTGGAATACTTTCTTCTTGGCTATATCCAACAATCTTCCTATACTTGCTGATGAAATAAAGAAGGCGAAAATCCAATATGAAGAATTTAAGAAAGCGGGTATTTCTAGTATTCCAGTATGGAAGCAAGTCGTATCTTCGATATTCAGTTGGCAAACCGCATTAGTTTTGGCCATTACAGTTCTTTCTATGTATGGTAAGGATATTATAGAATGGATTGGTAGCCTGTTCAACGCAGAGTCTGCAACGATAAGATTGACAAGGGCAGAGGTAGATCTTGCTGAGGCTCGCAGAAAGGGTATTTCTGACAGTGCTAAAGAAATTGCTCAGTTGGATATATTGTATAAAAAATTAAGTGACACAACATTGAGCCGGGAGGAATTAGCTGCATTTGGCAACCAATGGATAAAGATATTCCCTGAATACTCAAACGTGCTGACGCAGGAAGGGGTTAACATCAATGCTCTTAATATAGCTTATAAAAATTTGAAAGAGCAAATTATTGCTACGGCTCAAGCAAGAGCCATTTCGGAGAAGATTACGGAGAACGAAAGACTGCGTTTGGAATATCAAAGTAAATATAATAGCTTATTGACAGATAATTATCAAAGGAGAAAGGAAATATTAGAAAAAGAAGAAAGGGTTGAAAATCCAGAAGATTTAACTAAATCAGAAAAACGAAGAATTGAGATTTTAAATGATGAAATAAAAGAGACTAATAAAGAATTAAATAAATACGCAAAGGGTATTGATGCTATAGATCGAAAAAACAAAGAGTTAACCTCCTCTTTAGATATAAGTAGACTATTCAATGCTCCGAAGGAAGGTACTTTTGACTTCTGGCAACAGCAGAAAACCAGTGCCGATACCGCCTTAAAATCAATTCGTTCAGATATAAAGAAAACGCTGGATGCTTCCTCTAAGGCCGAAGATGACTATGATACCATGTTGAAGAAGGTATTTGCCATTAGAGGCAAAATGTCTGAAGATGAGGCAAGAGGTATCGTTGATTCCTACTTAAAGGCTAATAATGACATAAAAAAAGCTGATGAGGAATTAATGGTGTATCAGACAAAGACAATCAAGCAAATTACCAAAGAAAGAGAGAAGTATGCGGATTATATAAAAAAGATAGATAACCTTTTGGCTATGGCCAGGGCTAAAACAATAGATGCTGAACGTATTTCAGAAATAGAACAGGTAAAGGCGAAATATCAAGAGCGTGCATCCATTATTAAAGGTGAATCGGAAAAGGAACTTGAATTAAGGAAAACCTATGCTCAACTGGAAGCTAAAGAGATTGAGGATATCAACTTGAAATATGATACTCAGTTGGAACAATCCCGGTTAAAGAGGGATCTTGAAATAATAGAAGGAAATTCCCAACAGGAACTTGATTTGAGGTTGGAGAAACAATTACAGCTCAATGAAGTATTGAGGGAAGTTGCTATATCTGAGGCACGAAAAAGGGGAGAGGATGAAGCGCAAGTTAATGAACTGTATGATAAGAAATTTAAAGATATTCTAAAGAACAATGTTCAGGATCGAATAAAGCTCTTATCTCAAGAGAATGAGATGCAGCTTTCCCAATTAGAAATAAATAACCAGCAGCGCCTTAACGCTCTGGAGAAAGCCTATAAAAGAGGAGAGATAAACGAAAAGGAATATCAGCAAGGCTTATATAATATTCAGAGAGATGCTGCAAAGCTGAGGCTGGAGTTAATGCTGGCTGAAGCTCAGGCTGAATTGGTTGCCGCGCAAGGAGTTCTTCCAGAGGCTGAGATTAAGAAAATACAGATTCGGATAGATAATCTGCGTGCTCAATTGGAAGCAGTTTCTCTTGCTAATCCGGAAGATGGAGAGAAGACAAAGCAATGGTCTGAAGGCTTCATTTCTGCGTTACGCAATATGCAAGAAGTTGCGGACGAGACTATGGGGGGATGGGCAGACGTTTTCAGTGTGTTTAATGAAACTCTATCCAAAATGGTATCCAGTGCTGATAGTTCCACTACAAGCATAGTTGATATGTTTAAGAAGATGTGGAATCAAATGAGCTCTGAAGATCGAGCTAAGTTGATTCTGGATTCTTTTTCTAACATATCAAAAGGTGTATCTGAGATCATGAGTAATATGTATGATTCCAGGATAGAAAGGATAGAAGAGGAACAGGAAGCATTGCAAGAATCACATGATAAAGAAATTGAGCAGATTGAAAACTTAGAGACATTAGGTGCAATCTCAGCTGAGGAGGCGGAAGCCAGAAAGCGTGCTGCTGAAGAACGGACAGCCCGCAAAGAGAAAGAATTGGAAAAGCAAAAAGCCCAGATGCAGGAGAAGAGTGCTAAGTGGGAGAAAGCCAACAGTATAGTTCAATCAATTATTGCCACTTCTCTTGCCGTAACTAAAGCTTTGCCAAATTTTGTTCTTGCTGCCATAGTAGGAGTTATGGGAGCCGCACAAACAGCTATTATTGCCGCTCAACCCATCCCCAAATACGCCAAAGGAACCGACAACCATCCCGGAGGTTTAGCCATCGTAGGTGATGGGGGTAGGCGAGAGGGTATCTTAACGAATAAGGGCCTCTTTGCCACTCCTTCTATACCTACATTGGTAGACTTGCCTAAAGGTGCAGCGGTCGTTCCTGATTTGGAGCAATACATCTCTGTTCGTCCACTTCTTAGATCGGACTTGGGAGCGATGGCACAGGACGCAGAACGTGAAGGCATTCCCTTCACAGTAAATGTAGATACCGGTGCTCTTGAATTAAGAAAGGAGATCCGCATATTAACAGATGAAGTACGCAAGTTAAGTAAGGCTCGTAGGAAGGAGGCGGTTCAAAGAGAGCTTGATTATCTCCATCGGACAATCTAAGATAATTAATTGGCGAATTAATTTACCGAAAGCCATCAGGGCCGTGCGACACTTTGGTGGCTTTCATTTCTTTTAATTTAAAACACTGCGTGAAGGAGCGCAGAACAACGTTATGAAAGACATACAGATTTTTAAAAATGAGCAGTTCGGAGAAGTCCGAATTACTATGAGCGAAAGTGATGAGCCTTTATTTTGTGCAAAGGATGTAGCAACATCATTAGGATATTCTAATACATCTGATGCTATTTCAAGACATTGTAAATCAGGCGAAATCGTGTATCACGAACATGCTAATGGTATTGGAGGCACTAATATGATATACATTCCAGAAAAGGATGTGTTTCGTTTGATAATGAGAAGCAATCTCCCTGATGCCGAAAAGTTTCAAGATTGGGTGTGCGATGAGGTATTACCTTCTATCCGTAAACATGGCATATATGCCACTGACAATGTGATTGACCAAATTCTAAATAATCCGGATTTTGGAATTGAATTGCTTACGAAGTTGAAAGAAGAGCGTTCAGCTCGTGTTGAGGCAGAAAAGCAGGTAGCAATACTTACTCATGTAAATAAGACATACACTTGTACGGAAATAGCTAAGGAATTAGGTCTAAAGTCTGCCATTGAGTTGAATAATAAATTGAAGGTCTTAGGCATTCAGTATAAAGTTAACCAAACTTGGGTTCCATATACAAAATATTCAGAATTGGGGTGGTTTGATATTAAACAAGAATGTCTTGATAATGGCAGAATAATCTATCACCGGAGAATAACAGGGATTGGTAGGAAAGAAATTCTTAAGATGATTAATGTTACAAGATATAACTATAAATAAATGCTTAATCATGATATACGACGATTTAGATAAAATCCCCATGTCTCGCTTTATAGAAGTGTTCATGGGAAATCTGACTAAAGTTTCCGATGGCGAGCTTGCTGAGGCTGATGCAATAGCAATTGCCGAACGCTTGCTTGCCGAATACTCAGAAATAGTAGGAGGGCGTTCTGCGATAGCGGAAATAGCAAAGCAGAATGAAATGCTCAACTGTGAACTTAAAATAGAGTGTATGAGGGTTTGTGAATATCTCATTTCGGAAGGCAAGTTCGAACAAGTAAGTAAGACGCTTGTAAGATTCGGATTTAAGATACCCGCCAAGGATAAGGCTAGAATTCGCCAACGTGTAGCTTCTATTTTGTCCACATCTCAATATAGGCTTGAGAAGCTAAGGGATAGCCGGCCGGAAGAGCTTAAGCCGGCAATGAGTAAAGACTACTTTACTAGGGAGAGAATTATGTTGATGGAGCATTTTAAAATGCACATCGACATACACAAGCTTTCTGCAAAGGAATATGCCTATATGGTAAAGAAGGTATGCGAAGAGACACAAGCAATGTTGCGTTCACTTAAAAAGAAATAGTATGTATAAATGTGAGTTATTGGTCGGTGGCTATGCTTATGATGTAACCGATGATCTGTCCAATTGGGACGATGTGAAATTGTCTTTTAAGCGTGATAATTATGACGGTGTGATTAGATCCTTCTCCACGAAGTTTCAGTTTGCCGGGTCGGGTTATTCTCTACTGAAGGGAGAATATAGGAAAGCTTATATAGATGCGTCTGCATCCATTGTATTTTATACACGCAATAACTCATGGACTTGGAATGAGCGGTTCCGTTGTGCGCTTGATTTTTCTACATTCAGTGACGATGGGAGCATAATCAGTATTAACGCAGTTGATGATAGCTTGGCGGCTCTTATCAAGGCGAATAAGGGAACGCAGTATGAGTATCCGGTTGATGATTTGAAGGAAGAAAAGAGATTGTTATATGATCGTTTGCAAATGCATAATCAGGTTAATTATACAATTACAGGCGAGAATGAAGTCGAAAGTGAAGTGGTAATGCATACATATGTAGATGTTCCTCAAAACTCAGAAGATTATAGCAGCAGTCTTCCCCTTTATATTGTAACGCCGGATATACAGAATAAGAATGTAGTAGAAGTATATGATGAAGAGCAAAACAATAATATACCATACTCTGATACTACACCGCCTGCTGCCTTTTTCTTGAAATGTTTACGGACTTTCACAACGGTAAATATAAAATTTGACCTTGTTGTTAGAACCTTTGGTGGTAGAGGTCTTTCAAATGTAATCTTACGTCATTATGATGGTACAAGTTATAAAGATATATTACGCGTAGTAATACCTGTAAATGATAATTATTTCGCTATGAAAACACCGGATGAAGGGATTGACATAAAGATGGCAAATGGTGATATGTTATTTTTCGTTTTAACAGCAATAGGAGCCACAAGATTTGATTTTGCTTATCCGGTTGCAGATCCAAGATATATCAATATATCATTTATGGGACGAGATGAGACAATATCTATTAACGTCGTTAAACCAATATCTCTCTTAAATCGTTTATTAAAGTCGATCAATGGTGGAAAGGAAGGGATAACTTGCGAAATCGCTTCTGGAGTTGATAGTAGACTGGATAATACCCTGATTGTTGCTGCTGAAAGTATCCGTGGGTTGGAAAAAGCAAAGATATATACCAGCTATACAAAGTTTACTAAATGGATGGAGGCCGAGTTTGGTTTTGTTCCTGTTATAAATGACAATAAAGTGTCTTTTGTTCATAGAGATAGTTTATTCACTGATGTAGAGATCAAAGACCTGGCGGATCAATGGAATGATTTTACCTATTCGGTGAATGCATCACTTATCTATGCGAATGTAAAGGCCGGATACGATAAGCAGGATTATGATAGTGTTAATGGTAGGGATGAGTTTCGTTTTACGAATGAATATACTACCGGTCACACACTTACGGATAATGTATTGGACCTCATAAGCCCTTATCGTGCTGATGCTTATGGCATTGAATTCCTTGCAGCCAAACGAGGAGAGGATACAACGGATAGTGATAGTGATAATGACATATTCTTTGTAGGAGCATCGGTTAGCGGAGGGGAATATAAATTGATTAGAGGTGGAAACTATTCGATAACAGGAGTTATATCTCCTGAGAGTATGTTTAATGTGATGTATGCACCAAGATTTATGATTGAGGCGAATAAAAAATATATAGGTGTAAGTGCCTCTTTACTTGCATTCGCATCGTCCAATGGTAATAGTGATATCGTTATTAATGGTGTTGCTGAAACTGAGGATATCCCTATAAATGAATCAGACTTTACGATAGGTGAAGTCAGCGTGGAAACCGGTGATGTTGATGTTCCTGTAGACTTAAAAGGCTACATTTCTCTAACTCACCATGGAGAGGTTTATAAAGGTTATATAAGTAAGTCTGATTTCAATTATGGAAAATCGGAAGCTGTTAAGTACACTTTAATAATAAAAAGTATCGAATAGCGGTTGTACGATTGTATATCAAGATTAAATTAGTATATTTGCAATATGCAGGTGAAGGAGCCTGCTTCTCAAAAAAGGACGTAAGGACATGGTTAAGATTGGCGACGTTTGCCCGTTGTTCTTTAACCCAATAAAGGACAAGTTTGGGATTGAAGTAGATTATATACAGAAGTTTTATACAGGTGACAATATTCACTTGCAGATATTTGCTAATGTAGGCGAGAGCGTATCAGCCACGCTTATCGATTTAATCAACGATACTTCCACCAGTATTAGTCTTTCGACATACAACCAGAATTCTGAGGTTGTGATGCATTATGCCGTATTGACCGGATTGCCTGACAGTGATTATAAAGTTAATGTAAATGGTATCCTTTCCGAACCTTTCTGCGTGTCTTCTTCTTCTGAATTATTGGAAAGGACAACGCTTATCAGATATTCTCATAAAGATAATAACTCGGTTTTTAATAATATCTTTTGGATCGGAGACACACAGGTTATATTTGATTGGCGTGTTGAGGCGGGCTTTAAACCAAACGGCTATACTCCTAAGCTGGAGAATGAACAATATCGCAATCAATGGCAGGAAATTAAAAATCTGTATTCTGTTCCTTATGATTCATATGTGCTTACTATTGGTGACGCTTGTGGAGTTCCTTATTGGTATGGCCGGCACTTGAACCGGATATTGTGTCTTTCTAAATTTATTGTGAAAGATACCGGCTTTGTACGGTCAGAAAACTCGGTACCGGAAATGTCTCAAGTTATCGAGGATAGTCAGTTGTTTAATCTCTCTATTACCTTAGAGCCTCAGGAAAATAGTATTGTCGGCATAGCGGGAAGACCGGAATCTGGTTCTTCTAGCTCTGTTGTAGGATTTGTTATTACCAATCCCAAGGATGGAGAGATGCTGCAATATAGCAAAGAAGATGCTGCTTTTGTTAATGTTGATTATGTTGGTGTGTGATGAAAAAGAGAGTAAGTAAAATATTGTGGTATGGAAGCGATGTAAATCCTGATGGAAGTCCTATTATACCTGATGTGTCTCCCAATATAGAAAGAAATTTGGAAGGACTTAATGAGGGGGAAATATATATCCACAATGAAGATAGCAATCCTTTTATATTTATAAGAACTAATAAGAATCGAGTTGTTGCAATAGGAGGGGCAAACTTGGATGAGCTATTCAAGATCTTTCTTCGTAAGGACAAATCAGATTCCACTAATTATTTGCTAAGGTTATTAGGAGGACTAGAGGTTGGCGAAGCTATAGACTCACTTATCGCGGGCAAGGGCATAATCGCGGATGCAAATGGGAGGATACAAGCTGACCGCATGGAGTTGCGGTCATCGCTGACCGTTTTAGAACTTATCTTTAATCGTCTTTCTGCCATAGAAAGTGATTATTCATTTTCCGAGTCAGGGACTATTGAGAGTATCGAACTTCTAGAGGATGGTACCTACCGTTTGCCGCTCCGCAAGCGTTGGGATAACGATTTTACAGCCTTGGCTGAAAATGATATTATTTATGGCATAGTCAACGATCTTGCTTCAGGTTCCGGAGTATATTACACATCCTGGCTTCGCGTCCTGCATGTGGATACTTCCGCCAATGCGATTACTGCTATTTTGTATCCGGACAGCGAGGTTCCGGGTGGAAAGAATTACCCGCCGGAACCATTGATGATAATAACGCGTCGCGGTAATCCGGTCAATGAAGATCGTCAGGCATACTGGTATCTTTCCACCCGCGAAAAATGTATCTGCATGCTTGATGGCGTGACAAAGCCAATATTGGAAGAAAATAACTATGCCATTATCATCGGCAGACTGAAACAGTTGTCATTGTTTGATAATCTGCCTATAAATTACCGGCATAGCTATGTCTATTGCAGGGGTATAGCCTTTCAGGAGCGCCTACAGATTCAATATCCGGGAATTCCTGTTCTTTCCCTTGTGGATCGCGGAGACTGGAGTGCCGAGGTTGCAGCTTCTGATAATCCCTATTCTGTGTCTTCTACATCTGCGGATACCGTGTGGCATTACGGGTGTCGCTGGCAATGCCTGATTAACGGCACGCTTGATGAGCCCCGATTCGGTTCGACAGGATGGGCTATGAAAGAGGGAAATCCAAACTTCTCTATTGACATATCTTCTGCCAATGATTGGAGGATAGACTTGGATAAGATGGATGAGAACGGCAATCTTGTTGATGATCTGGATACACTCACTATAACCGGAATGCTATATAACCGGGATGTTACGGAATATATACTTGATGCTGATGTGGAGTGGACGCGGGATAGTGGCAATGTCACGGAAGATAACGCTTGGGCAGTGAAGCATGCCGATACGGGAAAAGTGCTGGTGCTTAGGCGTGACGATCTTGGAGCGAACTTTGTACAGGTCGGTTCCTGTAAATTTAAGGCTACCGTTCTGCTGCGTGATGGTAAGAATGTATACCCTGATGAAATAGAAGTTGTGATATGAAGACAAAGAAAATAGAAGTAAACTACAAACCTCTTAGCGTACATATGGCGATTAATGAGGTTGGTTCCGTATCATCATTACAAACATATGATGCGGTGACCGGAATTTTTGAGGCGGACTATACCCTGACTCCGCTGGTGTTGCTGCCTCAATGTGATGTTGTTGACAAGGATGGTATTATTAAGGGGTTTAATATAAATTCCTCTCTTACCAATCTTAAATGGTATGAAATCATAGATGGCAACAGGACTCTGATTGAAACGACTAATGCCAGTTATGAGATTACTCAGGAAGGCGTCAATAAAGGCCAGATCAAGGTTAAAAAGAACGCCGCACTCCTGCATCCTATAACGTTGGATTTTTATGCGGAATACCTGGATACGCGTACAAATCAGATCATTGTTTACCGGCAATCTAAATTAATAAAATGTATCAATGCTACCGACGCTAATCCGTTATTGACGCTTGATAGTGAATCGACACATTTATACAACCCTTGGGAGGACCCTGTACAGCAAACCATAGTAGCTACTCTGATGGCGGGTGAAACTGATTTTACCGGTGTATCTGCAAAAAGAAAATTCTTCTGGTACAAACGTCGTGAAAATGGCAACCTGACCCTTGCCGGTTCTGACGAGTTCGATCTTGACGTGGTAAGCGTGAATGATAACGTGCTTGTCATTGATCGAGAGGCAATCGGAGAAAAGGAGACTTACATCTGCAAGGCGACATTTTCCCCTGATGGCTCTCCGGCTGCATCGCCGACAGATGCGGACCCCACAGCTACTACTACTATTGTACGGCGCCTCCCGGATTATGATTACGATATAACCAACATACCGAACCGTATTGCTCCGGGCACGGCGTCCGTAAATCCCAAAGTGGTGGTAACGGGGGCAAAGGGTGTTATAAACAATGCCATGCAGGAACTGAAGGCAACCTGGTACAAGGATAGTACAGTTATCGGAACCGGCGAATCCCCCTCTCTTTCTGCCAGCAACGTTACAAGCGGATTATTAGGTGTGGATATGACAGACAGGGGCAATTATAAAATATTGGCAACCAGCGAAGGGAAGGCAATATTGGCGAGCGCTGATAAAGTGATAATAGCAAAATAACAATTTAATCTTAAGAATATGGCTAATTACATCAAAGTAACAGAGAAGGTGGCTGCGTCAATGGGATTGACAAGTATCCGTAATAAGACGGCAGACGGAAATTATCTATTGTGGCAGGCTGACGTACTGCGTTTTCCCGGCGATGATATTTTTTCCCGCGCGGCTTATTGTGGCGGAGCCGTGTTGACCCCCAACGCTGCAAAAGAAGAAGTGGATGGTACTGACCATCCGGTAAAGGTTACTACGCCTGAAAGATTTCTATCTTCTTCGGAGAAACTTCCGGCTGAAGAGGAAAATTCGGAAATAAATAAGGAGGGTGAAGTATGAGTGTAGCAACCAAGCAAGCCACTGTAAGATTTTCGCCCAAGGCGGGAACTTACACGACTATTATCCAGTCTCCAAGCGGAGACCTTTACCAGGAATTTGAAGGGTCCGTGGGCGCAATCGGTGCGATATCGCCTGATTTTTCCCAGACACAACCGCAGCTGGTATTTATTGCGACTTCATCCCGTGTGGCGGAGGGTGTTTCGGTACCCATTGCTTGTGACTGGTATTTTAATGACGTGAAACTGACATTTACCAATAACGTTTCCACGAATGTGTTTAACGGTGAGACGGGGCATTTTCGCAAGCTTCCATACGTTGCAGGAACACAGGATTATTGGGGATTGAAAATCTTGAAAAATCTGGTTGTGGCGGCCGGTGCAGCCCCTTGTAGCATTAAGGCGGAAGCAACAGTCGTATATGGTAATGTTACCGACAAAGTAGAGGCTGTGTACAACATTCCTATTCGTCGGGCTACCGGTTCTCCTTACTTTGTGACTATTGCTGCTGGGGATAACAAATATTATACCATCACCGAAAAAGGCGGTAGCTGTATACTCAAAGCAATGACTTATCAGGCGGGCGTAGCGGTCACATCAAGCCTTACTTATAAATGGTATAAGTTGGTGGGCACCGCTTGGAGTCTTATATCCGGACAGACAGCGCAGGCGCTTACCGTTACCGGTGACATGGTTGACAGTTATTCCAACTTTAAATGCGTAGTATCTCAGGGAGGAACAGAGATAGGTACAGATATACAAGGCGTCATGGATGCTTCAGACCCTTATGAAATTATTCCAAATCCAACCCCGGCGGACGAAACGATTACAGAAGAGAGTGATACGGTGGTGTATGCTCCTATGGTTGTAAAGAGGGGTTCGGCAACTAAAGCGATGGAGATGAACTTTAACTTTACCGCCATTGATAGTGTAGGGCTTGTTCTAGGGCAGGCTACTAACCAGGCAAACTTTACTGTGACCTATGCGATGTGTGAACAGGCTGGTACGGACGTAGGTGTGTATATTGAAACTGTGTCATAAATTTAAAAACATAATAGTATGCCGATAGCAACTGTAACAAGAAGTGTAAAGTATGTCCAGAAGGGTGATCCAGGAAAGAGTGGGCGTATCCCATATCCGGCCGGAGAGTATAATTTATGGACTACCTATATATGCACAGATACCGTAACTCCTTACGTGTTGGATGGAAAGTATTATATAATGAATAAAAATACGTCATGGGTAGGACAGGCTATGCCCTCAAATATCAATTCTCCGCAGAAGGATGTTGCCGTAAATGGATCGAACGCTACTTGGGTGCTTGTTGAAGATTATAAGGCTATTTTTGTGGAAATCTTGATGGCCAACTTTGCTAAATTGGCGAGTGCTGTTTTTTTAGGAGACTATATGTTTTCGCAGCAGGGGGTTGATGCTGACGGCAATCCGACATCGAATTATGAGGAGTTTAATGCGGGAACCTTCACTCCCAATCTTCTTCTGGATTTTGCTACGGGTTTGTTTGAAGGTAATACCGTCAAGGTGAATGGAGGTATTTTTAAGAATATACAATCTCCGAATGGTTCTTTTAAGATCGATGAAGATGGCAATGTCGAGATTATAGGTAAGCTTTTGACTTCTATCAATGGTACCCGTATAGAAATTGATCCTAATAGTAAAAGTATAAAGATGTACAACCAGGATGATAATGAGGTTGGAAATATCTCATTTGTCACAGAAGTTTGGAATGGAAAAATAAATTACCTACCGAGAATAAAGCTAAACAGATATTTAGACGATGAATTAATAAGCTCATCATCAATATCTGATAGCTCTATTAGTTTGATGTCGCAAGCAACAAGAGGGTCTGATAATATGTGGGAATGCCTCATAGATCCTATTAATGGAATTTATTTCTCAAAAAATGGAGTGACAACCAAACATTATGGGGTGGAATAAAAAAATAACAGAAAGAGAATAAAACAAAATGTTTAACCGGGATGAATCTGTAGTAAAACAATCGTCCCTTAAAAGTACAAAGATATGGAAAAAATACTAATGAATGACTTAGATAAAGTAAATGATATTGCTTATCTTTGCGGAGTGGATGCGAGCGGCAATCCTGTATTGATCAGTAAGGCTAGTTTGGGAAGCGTTGTAGCGCCTTCAGTCACCGCTACCAAAGGCGAAGTTTGGATTGTTTATTTAGACAGCAACAAAAATAGGATTCTTGTACCTTGGGAACAGTGGACTACATCAAGAACCGACGCTGTAGGTGTGGCAATTATGTCAGGAGGCAGGCGCTTACTGATTGCACCTCACGAATCTTCACTTTATTGGAGTTCCGTTGCCGGTTCCGGCGGAGCGGTAACAACAACGGTGAAGACAACAGCAGACGTTGATTATGCGGGCCAAAGCAATACTAGCAAGATTGTTGCTTCAGCTGCATTCGCTGGAGATGGAGAAGGGTATGCACCGGGATATTGCGCAGCGTATAGCAATGGAGGCGTGACTGCCGGTTCGTGGTGGTTACCATCATTAGGAGAGTTAGGGATGATCTACGAAAAGTATGACGCCATAAATGCTGCATTGAAAAAAATCAGCGGAGCTACGCAGTTGTCAAGAGTTACCTACTGGAGCTCTACCGAGGGCTCGGCTACGTACGCGTGGAATCTGTATTTCAGTAGCGGCGGTCGCTGGTACACTACTAAGGCGACGTACAAGCTTCGGGTTAGGCCGGTTACAGCATTCTAACTCTTTAACCCTTTAACTCTTTATCTCTTAAGGTTTAAAGGGTAATTAAAAAGATTGTAAAATATAAAAGGACAACATGTTAGCATCGGAGTTAAAGGTTTATCGTGACACATATCAACTGGTTAACACAATCGTGGATTATCAATCGAAATTTCCACGGCTTTACAAATATACCATCGGGCAGAAAATGGTAAACGTGGCTCTTGAACTCTTTGAGTACATACAGCTTGCAAACATGTTTAAGGATAACCGTTCAAGGCACTTGAACGGTTTCGTTGTAAAATTTGAGCTCTTAAAGGTGCTCATCCGCCTTTCAGCGGAAAGAAAGTTAATCACTCTTGGTCAACAAGCGAACATCGCCGGAATGACGAGCAGCATCGGTAAACAAATCACAGCATGGAAGAGTGCCACACAGGTACAATTACCTGTTGGGCAGCGAGAATCGCATTCATCAAGGATGATGTGAGAGAGCTATTTCTTTTATTGAATGGTCTATGCACTCCCATTGAGTTAAGACTAAGTAAGTCATAGAAACAACCGAGAACTCGGCTACGAACGCGTGGAATCTGAATTTCAGTAACGGCAATCGCTGGAACAATACTAAGGCGACGAACAAGAATCGGGTTAGGCCGGTTACAGCATTATTTAAAAGAAAAAAAAGAAAAGTGGTAGAATTAGAAGGATTATTTGAAGCTTATTACGACTGTCGTAAAGACAAACGTGACTCTATTAATTCCCTTAGCTTTGAAGTGGGCTATGAAGAAGGTCTTGTCGATCTGTGCAATGAAATCAATAGCCGCACATATAAGCCGTCTCGTTCTATCGCGTTTATCGTTGATCATCCCGTCTACCGGGAAGTGTTCGCTGCTGACTTTAGAGATCGAATTATACACCATTATATCGCATTGCGTATAGAACCGCTGCTTGAAGCACAGTTTACAAATCGCACTTTTAATTGCCGTAAAGGAAAAGGAACTTTGTATGGCGTGAAAAGGCTGCATGAGGATATACGGATGTGCAGCGATGGCTATACAAAGGATTGCTATATATTGAAAATGGATATTAAAAGCTTCTTCATGTCCATATCAAAAAGGCTACTAAACAAGCGTATGGATGAGTTTATACGTGAAAACTACAACGGTCCGGATAAAGAAGACCTGCGTTATCTGTCATCCATTACCATCCTGCATAATCCGGAAGAAAACTGCATACGTAAATCTCCGGAGGCAAAATGGCGTTTTCTTCCTCCAGGGAAAAGCCTGTTTTTGCAAGATAAGGACCTTGGTTTAGCTATAGGCAATCTTACATCACAGCTTTACGCTAACTTTTATCTGGACCCATTCGATCATTATCTGGAAGATACGTTAGGTTTTGTATTTCACGGAAGATACGTGGATGATTTCTATATAGTGGATGAAAATAAAGACAAGCTCATTGCTGCTATCTCTCCTATACGAAAATATCTGGAAGCTGAATGTAGGCTTACTTTACATCCAAACAAAGTGTATCTCCAGCATTACTCAAAGGGCGTCAAATTTACAGGTGCAGTGGTAAAAAGAGATCGGATATACATTTCCAATAGAACGGTGGCCAATTTCCGGAACTTAACGTACAGACTGAACCATACGGAAATAAATGATTTTGAGAAGGTGAGAAAATGTACGGATGGCATGAATTCGTATCTGGGACTGATGAAACACACTTTGAGTTATGCCATTCGCAGAAAGAATCTAAGTAATATAGACAAGAAATATTTTAAGTATTTCTATATTTCCGGCCATTTTGAGAAAATCACAATAAAAAGAAAATATACAGATAAGACCAATGCTATAAACCGGGTTAAGAAAGGAGGATTGAATGGATACGACTAAGAGCGAGATATACCTTGATGATATCGACATGAAAGTGATTAACTTGTTAAAAGAACACTCTAAGATGTTGTTTATTGAACCACAGGGTAATAGGTACAAGATAAAGATAGAATGGAATGAGCAGGCGGAGTAATTTGCCTGCTCATTTGTTCTCATTCCTACCATTAGACCGCTGTTACATCAATATATGTTGCCGCATCAACTTCATCCTGATTGGCAACTGATAAAGGTATACTATCCGAAGAAACCCAAAGCGAGTTCAGTATTTTCACGTATATAGCCGGTGTAGATTGGATGCGTTCTAAGATAATTTTAAAAGCCCCAGTATCATTATTAGTCCACAGCTTAAATCGTGGAGAGGTCGGAGTACTAGCTCCGCCAATACGACTAAGAGTTATTGTTGGTGCAGCATAAACACCCAAGTTTCTGTTGATTGACATATAGAAAAGCGTCATTGGACCACCACCGAAAGTTGATAAAGATATTAATAAGGATGTAGAACATATAACATCATCTCTGTTCAGTTCATAAACAACTCTTGAAACTGTGGTTTGCATCCTTCTTTCCATCCTAACCTCATTGGCGGGTTTTAATCCATTCTTCTCAGTTGTAGCCGCCGGGATATTGGTTATCAGTTCGTTTACTACACTTTCGTCATTTAGATATATTTTCTCCATAATCTGTCATTTTTAAGGGACGATAAAAGGATAACAAAAAACATAGGTATCTTTACACGCAAAAATGGTTTACGCATACATCAGAGTTAGCACGTCTAAACAGGACGTAGAAAATCAAAGATTTGAAATCGATAGATTTGCCAAAGAAAAAGGTTTAAAGGTTAACACTTGGGTTTCGGAAGTGATTTCGGGAACGGTTTCTACTAAAAATCGTAAACTTGGTTCTCTTCTCAAAAAGATGAAAAGTGGAGATATTCTTATATTGACAGAGGTAAGCCGTCTTGGAAGAAGCCTGCTAGAGGTCCTTACCGTACTAAACCAGTGTGTTCAAAAGAAATATAACCTATATACTGTGAAAGAGAGATACGAACTGGACAATAGTATTTCTTCTCAGATGCTTGCATTTGCGTTCGGATTAATGGCCGAAGTTGAACGTAATCTTATATCTATGAGGACAAAAGAAGCATTGGCACGTAGAAAAGCGGCTGGACAGCGCCTTGGAAGGAAGAAAGGTGGAAAGAATGTAAGATATAAGCTTGATGATAAAGAAAAGTTGATTCGTTCTATGTTAAGCCAAGGATGTAGTAAAGCGTCTATATGCAGAAAGTTGAAATGTAATGCTAAGACTTTGGATAATCAATTGAAAAGAATGAAGGAAAAGGTTGAAATATAAAAAATAATTCTTATCTTTGGAGCGTAGATTATGCCCATTAACAGCCCGTACTAGGTGTTGTTGATGGGCTTTTTTGTGCCCTTCCGTAAAAAATCCCGTCTGACTCTCACGAGCCGGACGAGATTGTGAGCGAGATAGTGTCCTAACTATCCTATTGCAAAGATAAGATTAATTTTATAAAATCAAAAGTAATGGATACGGAAGTTGTAAATGCGGCTCTTCAGGCGGGAAGGGGTATTAGTGAATTTGGAATGATGGCTATCACGGCAGGCTTTTTTCTTGTATTATCCGCTTTAATGTGGATTGCTTGCTTTAGGTGGTTTATGAGTATTATTAACGGTATATTATCAGCTCAGGGAGCAAATTGGCAGGAATTAAAAAGACAAATGATTGAAAACAATCACATAATGACACGTATAGCCGAAGGATTACAACCGGAAACACAGTTAAGGGTTAAAACTCTATCTAATCTTCTTTTTGATCTTTCGGTAGAAAAGGTGTGTCGTATTATAAAGAAGATAAGAGAAGAGAATCATATAGTAGATAAGGAGAATACCATTAAGAAGATACGGACTTTGCTAACGAACATACACGAAGATCGTAATAGTAAACTTGATTGCTTTACCTATCATGGCAATAAATTGTCTGATTATACAGACAGGAAATGGATTGATCAGGTGGCAAAGGTGGTAGAGGCTGAAATATACAATGTAGAAGGTCCTAACAATGGGCGTGCCTATACAAATATTGAATCAGTTTATGCTAATATTAGATTAGAATTTTATCACAATTTAAACGAAAGATAATATGGCAAATGTTGAAAAACTGGCACCTCTTATCCTAAAGTGGGAGGGAGGTTTCGTAAATGATCCCGATGACTTGGGCGGAGATACGAATATGGGGGTAACCATCGGCACATGGAAGTCATGTGGCTACGACAAGGACGGTGACGGTGACATAGATGTAGATGACCTGCATTTGCTTACTCGAGAGGATGTCATTAACCGGGTACTCAAGCCGCATTACTGGGATAGGTGGAAGGCTGATTTGATACAGAATCAACCTTTAGCGAATATCCTTGTCGACTGGGTATGGGCTTCCGGTGCTCACGGAATCAAGATTCCGCAAAGGCTTCTTGGGGTTACTGTGGATGGGATTGTTGGCCCTAAAACGATTGCTGCCGTTAATTCACGTAATCCTCGTGAATTGTTTGATATGATTAAGATTGCACGGTTTGACTTCATCGAGGAAATTTGTCGTAAGCGCCCGGCTAACAACAAGTTCAAGAGAGGCTGGTTAAATCGAATCAATGATTTCATCTTTGAGCTATAATATAACGGCAATGTACTATCACAGCGGAAGGCCGTTCAAAAGAGTTTATATGAACCTTATAGTAACACTAATAAAAAGAAAATGTTCATGAGTAATCTTAGAGAAATGATTAGACTTTCAATAATAGGCTTTATTGCCTTGCTTGTGATGGGAATTGTGATGTCGCTTTATTCCTGTGGAAGTCATAAGTCTACCACAAGCCAGGAAACATCTATTCAGAGAAAAGATAGTACCGGAATGGCTGTTGATTTTGGATTTACCAATAAGCAGGATATATCCAACTTCTTGCATTCTACTATGAATAGGAAAATAAACTGGAAGCTGTATGATACCAGTAAGCCGGTTAATCTGGATACAGGTAGATATCCGTTGCTGGCCGAAGGTAATACTGAAGAAAACAATCAGATTGATCAAAATACCAATATCGCATTGTCGGATAGTACTGCATTGAAATCGGATAGCTCATCGTCTTCCTGGAGTCAGGAAAACGATAGGCAAGAACAGGAGAAGCAGAAAGACGAAACGACAGTACCTAAACAGATTTCCGGTGTAATATGGGCGTCGGCTACATTGTTGCTATTGATGATTGCAGCATGGATAATCTATAAAACAAGGAAAGGAGGTTGATATGATTTAACTCATTGATTATTAGAGATGAGTAGAAGCATCTCGCAGTACATTAACAAATACTCTCTTTCCGGGGCTTAGAGATAAAAGAAAGCCCCCAACGCTCGCGTTTTACACCACATAAAACAATGATTAAGCATAAGGAATGCACGTTGGAGGCTTATAATACCTTTAACGCTATTCCTTATGCTTTGTTCATATATACAATGTTTTATGTGGTAAGGCAAAGGTAAACATAAAAATGGAAATTCTATGTGTAAATCTGAAATCTTTGCTGAAATATTGGAAATAGTCTCTCAAGAAACGGAGATATCCGTCGAACGAATACTTTCCTCTGATAAAGATACTGAAACCGTTGATGCACGCTATTTGCTAGTTCACATCCTTTCAGAAATGGGATTCTACCCTGTTCAAACATCTATTCATTTACATAAGACCAAAAGAACCATAAACTATATCATATCCAATTTTCAGGAGCGACTGGATAGTGGGAAAATGATGAGAATATATTTGGAAAACATAAAGAAACAGCTTGGAAATAACTGATTTCAAGGGTTTTGTCATATAGGTACTTTTGCTCCACGGTCATATGACCGGAACTAATAGTATATATTATGAGCGAAACAAAAACTTATGTGTTCCCTGAAAGTGGGAACAGCGGTGGCGGTGGCATGATGGCCATGCTTGCTCCGCTTTTGCAACAGAAAGGCATTGACCCTAACTTGCTGGTTGCCATGCAAGGAAAGAACAACAATGGATTCGGTGGTGATGGAAGTTGGTTTATGTGGATTATCTTCCTTTTCTTCCTGTTCCCTCTTTTCGGACGCAATGGATTTGGTGGTAACGGTGATTGTGGTAACGGTGGAGGATTTTCCGGAGCTGGTATCCCTAATTTAATTAACAATGACGCAGGAAGGGAGTTGCTTATGAGCGCAATCCAAGGAAATGGTCAGGCTATCAACAACCTGGCAACAAATTTGAACTGTTCAATCGGGCAGGTTCAAAACGCTATCAATGGCGTAATGTCACAAGTTCAGCAGGTGGGTAACCAGGTTGGACAGAGTTCAATGCAGATTATCAATGCTATCCAGCAGGGTAATTGTAACATTGCTCAGCAGATTGCTTCTTGTTGCTGCGAAAACCGTCTGGCTATTTGTCAGCAGACCAATACGCTGCAAAATGCAATCAATGGCGTGGCTACTGGTCAAGAAAGAGGCTTTGCATCTGTGGCTTACGAAACTCAACGTCAAACCTGTGATTTGCAGAATTCCATTAAAGACAGCACGCAGCAAATTCTTGCTGGCCAACAGGCTGCCGAAATGCGTGAAATGCAGAATAAGATTGATAAGCTTCGTGAGGAGAACAGTACGTTCAAGAGCTCTGCTATGACCTCTCAAATTGTAGGTCAGGCAACCGCACCACTTGGTGCTGCATTGAGCGACCTGAGTGCTCGCCTTGCAAAAATCGAATGTAATCAGCCGGAAGTAGCTAAGGTTCCTTACAGTCCAGTTGTAGGTGTTCCTTCTTGCGTTGCTGCTCAATACGGTCTTTTTAATGGTATCGGATCATGGGGCAACTTTAACGGTTGGGGATAAAAGGAAGGAGGCATTATATGGCATTCATTAGTCCTTTTATCATGGCAAATAAGAATGGTATTCCAAGATTGGAAAGCACTGGAGTTACGGTAGGTACTACCAACGTGCGTTTTTCTTTCCGAAACCATCCATTTCTTTCTGCTCCATTCAGCGGGTTGATCCTGTTCCGTTTGGCGCAGCCAATTCCCTCCGGCACTACTGGCACACTTCCGGTAGTCTTTGATACCAACGGTGCCACTCAGGCGCTGACTACAATCGCCGGTGCAGATGTTACTGCTTCGGATATTACCGGTACTGGAATTTACCTGTGCTATTACGAATCAGGTAGTAACACATTGCAAATTCTTACTGGGGTGGTGTAAAACAATGGGCGGGATTACTCCCGCTCTTTAAAGAGTTAATTAATTATGCCTTTTCAGAATCTAAGAGTAAATAGCGAGTTTTTCATTCTTCATAAGGATGGTACTCCATACATAGAAGTCGGCTCCGTTTCCGGCGTATCTAATCCTGTTCCTGAATTTATGCAACAGCCTCTCCCTTATGGTCAACCTCCTAAAATGGTGGTTGATATAACCATTAAGGTAGGTGAACAGACTGTCACCTTTCAAAAGATACCGGCCATGTCCGATATTGCTGATGCAAACTTTCCCGGAGGTGGAAATATGGTAATATCCGGTTCCCGGGAATCAATGAATGCGGAAGTAGCTGCCATGCGCAACCGCTCCTCTGAGATATTGGGAAGTGTCGATCACCATCGGGCCGTCATGGAATCATGCGACAAGATGCTTCAGGTTCTTAATCCTGAATTTGCAGAGAGGCAAAGGCAGGAAGCGGAGAACAAAGCGCTTCGCCAGGAGCTTGGCGAGTTGAAGGCTATGATGGCTGAGTTCTTTAAGTCTTCTGAAAAGACTACAAGTAGTAACAATTCTAAAAAACAATAAGTATGATGATGATTGAAATTTCCGAGAGCAAGGTCGAGAAAATGTCCGACTATGCGGAAAAGATGCTTCGTTATGGTGGTAAGCTTATGCAGTGCCTGGAAGAGATTTCCGGCGGTGAAGAAATGGGCGAGCGCTGGGATGAAGATCGCAGATATGACGATGACCGCTATTTCGACGAAGAAAATATGGGCGAACGCGGCGGCTATGGCCGTGGTGGCAGTTCAAGTCGTGGTGGCAGTGGCATGGGCGAAAGACGTGGTGTTAGAGGCACCGGACGTTATTCCCGTTATCGTTAAGTGTAACCATGAGGAGTCGCATTATGTGGCTCCTCTATAATACTTTATATTATGAGAAGAGAATCCCTGGATATATATGACGAGCGTCCCAGAGAAATGAAAGCATACCTGTCAAATTTTGGTTGGCATTTCAATAAGAAGATGTGTGATTTTGCTGTTTCATTAATGAAAAAAGTAAATTCTGCTACAAACAAAAAAGAACGTATTGATCCGATAACAAAAGATAAGGTAGATGAATTGCTCACTCGTTATGGTATAAAGCTTGATAATAATGCCTTGTATGATTATATTTATGTGGCAAACATGTGCAAAGCTGATTTTTTGAAATCCTCCGTGCCGGACGAACAGCACCTTGCTTTATACATTAAAGACACGATAGATGATCCGGATGCTCCAGACGGCACAACAATGCGTCGTTGGTATGCAACTATGATTGCGGCAGGGGAACCGATTGAGTGGGATGAAATGTTGTAGATATGATAAAGCAGCAGTTTACTTTACCCAAATATGAGTGGCATTGCTCTGTTTATTATGCGGTTGATTGCTACTATGTAACAGAAATCCTTGCAGAAATGCATGGCATTGGATGCGATGGAGCTATGTTGCGTACAGCCTATGAAAATATGAATTCCGGCAAAATAAATACTGGTGTCACGTACTCCAATTTTGGAAACCGGAAAACGGTGATGGTTATTGCATTGACTTCATCTGCAAAGGAATTTGCCAAGTCTTGGCGTCACGAGTGCGGCCACATGGCAACACATATTTGCCAGGCATTAGACATTACTCCATATGGTGAAGAGATACAATATATTGGCGATGACATAATAGAAGCTATGTGGGAGTATGCGCATCCTCTTTTGTGTGAATGTGACTGCTGCAAACATAAGGTAAAAGAAATGATATGAAAAAGAAACAGATACAAAAAGCGATGAAGAGCGACACGCCTATTAATAGCATGTACGCTCTCATTCCAGAAAAGAGGCGTGAAGCGTTTAAACGTTTTGCTGCCTGTTTTGGTTTTACCGAAGAAAATATCAAGTCCATTTTGGCAAATGAGAAACGATAAATTAGATATATTGCTCCAGCAAGTTGATGATATACCTCATTGGCTGTTTTGCAAAGTGTTGACCGCACTTCAATGGAACGTCTATTAAACAGGGTGTCTGGCGTGTTAACCCGGATAATTCCTTTTTGTTGTGGATAAGAATAATTTCTTATTGCCTAGATTTATTGTTTGGATGAGGCTTACACGTGCATGTGGAAAGCATTATTACTTCTTCTCATTGAATTTATTAACATAATCTATAACCTTTCTATTTGCTTCATCTACTTTTTTATAGTCAAAATTGATATAGATCGAAGTAACGGCTGATCCTATGTTGTGACCTAGGGCAGCTGAAATGGTTTCTTTGGGAATGTCTAATTCAGCCGCAATGGTTGCCCATGTATGGCGGGACCAATAGCTGGATAAGTCAGGAAATAATGGTTTCCTAATTTTCTTTCCTCCTAATCCCTTTCGCTCTGTTTCCCCAATTTGTTTTAAGCTGTTTCCCATTCTATGGAGAAAGTCTTTGTAATTCTGATAATCATCACATATGCTAAGAAGATAGTTGTTACCTTTATATTGTTTGATAATCTTCATGGCTTCGGGCTCGACTTTAATACTGTATAATTTGCCGGTTTTGGCACGTTTGTATTCAATACGTTCATGATTAAGGGAATTAGGCTTTGCATTAAATAAATCAGCAGCATTTATTCCGATAAGATAAAACATGAGCATAAACATATCTCTGTATTTCTTTTGATACTCTTCACAAGGATAGTCTCTAAGCATCACAAGCTGTTCGATTGTTAAGGATCGCTTTCTGGTCTCCTCTTTCTTTATTCTGAATTTACGGAATGGATATAAAGACGTGATTTCTTCATCTATTGCATAGTTAAATACAGCACGTATATTTCTGAAGTGAATGGCATATGCATTTATTTTCATTGATTTGGCCATCCATTCTTCAAACGATTTTAACCATTTATAATCAATAGACTCAAAGGTACATTTCGGATCGAATACTGATATTTTGTTTCTGGTAGTTTGATAGAGGGATTTTGTTCCAACGTTTTTCTTTAGATCGACAAATTGATCAAAGTAATACAAAAAGTTCTTTTCTGCACTTTGTCTATTGTTTATGGCTTCTTCTATTTGTTCTTTCAGTTTTTTATCTGTGGTCAATTTTAATTTTCCACTTTCTTCAAGGATGAGAATCAACGTCTCGACTTTGTTTTTGATATTCCGAATTGCTATATTCTTAGGTTTATAATTCTTTTCTTGCTTATTGTACTCTTTTCCATCCCATGTTTCAGGCGTAGCTGTAAATTCTGTACTGATCATAAACTGTTTATTATGTCGTATATTCAATTTTATGGGGTAGGTTCCATCCTTCTTTTGTCTTCTAGTGTCAAGGTAGTAATTTACTGTTGCCATAATCTGATTATTTAGGTTGATAGAAAATTTGCATTAAATTTGCATCACAAATATACTTCTAAACCCCTTAAAACCCCTTAAAACCGATATGTTGTTCAGCATAAGACAAGAAAAAAGGCAGCTACTTTTAATGTAACTGCCTGATTTTCAGAAGAGCGGAAGACGGGGCTCAAACCCGCGACCCTCAGCTTGGAA